CTCCTCCAGGTTATGTTGGATACGAAGAAGGTGGTTTATTAACTGAAAAAGTTAAGAACAAACCGTACTCAGTTATCTTGTTTGACGAGGTAGAGAAAGCTCACAAAGATGTATTCACAGTACTTCTTCAAATCTTGGATGACGGTCACGTTACAGATAGTTTAGGTAGAAAGATTAACTTCAAAAACACTTTGATTATTCTAACTTCAAACTTGGGTGTTAAGAAACTACAGGACTTTGGAACTGGTATTGGTTTCGGTACGAGCACTTACGGAAACGAAGAGGCGAAAAAACAAGTGTTGATGAAAGAAATGAAAAATTTCTTCTCTCCTGAATTTATTAACCGTATTGATGATACCATTGTATTCAACAGTTTGAGTAAAGACGATATCAAGAAGATTACTGAAATTGAGTTGAAGAAGTTGACTGGTAGATTACAAGAAATGAATTATAAAATTTGTTATGATGATACCTTAGTTGAATATCTCTCAAAGGTTGGTTTTGATGAACTATATGGAGCAAGACCGCTTAAGAGAGCAATTCAAGATAAAATCGAAGACTTACTTTCTGAGGAGGTTCTCACAGGAAAAATGATTGAGAACAAAACCTACAATTTGAAAGTTGACGGTGAAACAGTGGTAGTAGAAAAAAAGGGACGATAAGTCCCTTTTTTCATATTTATAAACATGAGTAATTTATCGAGACTTTTCAATCAGTTCAAAAGTGACTTCCCTGAACAATACAAATCCAAGGTTGACGAAATAGAAAAATTTATCGTTCGTTACATCACAAAAAATGAACTTAATGTGAAGTTTTTAAACTCATGTTCAACAGGTTTTGCTGGTGTTAGAACAAGGGACCAAATAATAATCTGTTCACCAAACAAAATGTCTACGATAGGTGATTTTTTATACACCATTTTTCATGAGATAAGACACGAACAGCAAGTCAGGGATATTAAGATGTTGAACCCTCTACAAGATTATGATTTAGAGGATTTCGAAAATTTATACGAACAATACTGGGAAATGGAATTGGATTCAGACCAATTTGCAAAAAATATGGTTGCAACCCTAATCATGAAATTGGGTATTCCCTTAGACTTTGCTAAAAAAGAATTTAGACTTTCTCAGTACATTGTACAATACCCTAATATGTCTCAAGCAATAAAGAAACAATTAGAATACATAATTGATTCAATCAAAAAAATAAAAAAATCGGGGGATGAATATATCGATATTCAAGACCACCCGATGGTTAAAAGGCATTTGGATAAATTGGAAAATTTTATTTAGTCACCGTAATATCTTCTGATATATTCTTGTGACTTTTTGAAGTGAAGTTTGTGACCCAATTTTTCAATCATTTTTCTTCCCATCTCAATTCCGTTGAAAACATCGTCTACAACAACATATTCATCTTTAGTGTGATAGTCATAGTAACCTATTGAAAAATTAATACAAGAAAAATCAAACTTACCCCTCAAAGCATAAACATCCGTGTAAGGGTGTACCATATATTTCATATTCTCCTTCACCATTCCCTCAGTAAGAACCTCATCACAGGATTTAAAGAAATCTGAGTCTCGGTCAAATAGGATTTGTCCGAAACATTTTTCAGTAATCATCCAGTTTTCAGGTGCGTCGAATTGGATACCATACCCAACATTTTCGAAAAACTTTGGGTCTGCACTTTTTGAACCATGGCAACCTGTCTCCTCAGAAACAAAGAATGCTGCCTTGAGGAAAGGTAATTCTCTAAGAAGAGTCATACAAGCAAAAACACCACACTTATCATCACCACCAATCCCTGTAGGTTGACCTAAGTCATTATAACCTTTGAGTGATAACTTAACTTCACCTTGAGCGTTTGGTAGTTGTTCCTCAATTACGTTTATTGTATCAAGATTGTGAACAGTGTCTGTGTGCGAAATTACACAAGGGTAATAAAAATCATCGGGAAGAGTTTCTGAACTTTTCTTGGTTGCGTAGATATTCTTTTTATTATCCACATAATAATCGATGTTGTTGGCTGCCAACCACTTTGTAAGGTAATCAACCATCAAATCTTCTTTATAGGTTTTGGTGGGTATACTTAAAACTTGTTTGAGTAACTCTATATTTTTAGTCATTAAACAAAAATACGAATTATATATTAGAATTCCAAACGAAATAATTCTGGTTGATAAAGTAATTTGTAAAACCCTTCCTCAGAAATTGAAAAGTTTTTCAATGGAGTGTGTCCGTGTCTTTTGAGAGATAAGTCAATCATATTAGTATCTCTGTCGAAACCTTTTATCATAAAAAATATATCATCATCTTTGGGTAATTTATACCAAGTTCCTATTCTGAATTTCGATGTTATCTTATCAACTAACTCCAAATATTTTTTCAATGAATCTGAATCTTGACCATCTTCCAAGTCCCCCATAATTTTTTCTAATTCATTTTCTACAGTCCTGTTGAATGATGCCCTATCAAAATGTTGTTCATCCTGATACTCATATCTGTCCTCATCCCAACCTCCAATATTTTTTTCAGAATTTTCAAATATTGTTTTGAAAAGTTTTTTTAGTGATAGGTGAGGTACCCCATATTGGAGATAAAGTGAAACTAAGTCGGCAATTTTAGTTTCAAAACTATAGTCACCGTATAATTGAAAACCAAAATTAGTTAAATAATTTTCAATTTCCTTTTCCACATGTTCCCTTGCAACTCTATTGAATTCATAATTTTTTTCAACCGTGAAATCATCAATAATGTTATCAATATTCCTTGGAAAAGTATCCAAAAGTTTTTCCGCAAAATCTCCTAAGTTACTTTCATCGTTCCAATTGAGAGACATTTTGAAAAAATATTTGGCAATTTTGTTGAGTGATTCCTTGGAATCATCATCAAATTCATACCACAATCCATACCCCTCTTTGAAATCTTGTTTGACTTGATAGCTATCATATAATTCATAGCTAGAGTATGGTGATGTAATGTTTTGATAGAAATATGCGTCGTCATCACCCAAACCTATCATCTTACAAAAGTCATCTGATGACTTGGGAGTTAATATCACAGTAGATTGTGCCCTATTAGTACGGTCTTCTTGAATCCTATCAATTAATGGGTCTATCCCTTCTAATTCATATTTAGAAATTCTACCCTTAACAAAGTTTCTCAACCCATAAAATGAATCACCTAATTCCATATCAAATAAATAGAAGTTATGTTTGGAAATGAAATATTTATACCTATATTTGCTTTGTTCTTTGAAAATTATGGGGAAGTCATGGCAATTGATTGGCGTGTGTGGGTATAAGTGGCACGTAGGAGCTGAGTTAACTCCTTAAAAACTGATTTGAAATATAACTGGCAATACTTTTGCTAAAATGGCTACTCTCGGTCTTATCGCTGAGGAAGCTGTTGTTAAGGCCTAACTAAGTTAGGGGCTTAACCCACGGGTCGGCGGACAGATAACCTAGGAACAGAAGTCCCTCAGGTGTAACACCACCCTTAAGAGTGTTGGAGCACATCGGCTGGCTCTTGAAAATCCGAGTCGGAACAGGTTTGTTGGTGACTCTGTTAGAAACCAACTATTTGTTGATTGAGAACCAATCAAATAAACGTGTAGTCACTTATAGTTATCGCGAACAAGACACGGGTTCGACTCCCGTCTTCTCCACCAAAAATAAACCCCGACCTATGGTTGGGGTTTTTTGTTACTTAATTGTTTGCATATCTTAACCATTTGTTAATACCAAAAATAAGGGATTGGAAAGTTGGAACCATAATTATTGGGACAAGACACTCAACTATGAAACAACTTTTATTCTTATTTTTAATTCTACCCAATTTTTTATTTTCTCAAGTAACTGTTAAGGGTACAACAAGTTCTAAAACTGAAACCATATACTTTTCACATATAAGTTTCAAAAATGAAAAAGGCGAAACGTTCACCACATTATCAGACCAAGACGGAAAATATTCAATTGTCTTAAAACAAGGAAAGTATCAGATAAAAGCAACCTACGTAGGTTACAAAGAATATCTGAAAGACCTATCAATTGAAGGAGATACTAACTTCGATATAGTATTTCAAGATAATACAACTCAACTAAATGAAGTTGTGGTAAGAAGTGTACCACAGAAAGTAACAGAAGTTTCTGTTATCAGAACTATAAGAAATAATAATGTTGTTTCAGACGGACTTTCAATTGAATATATTAAAAAAACTCCTGATAGAACTGTTGGAGACGTTTTGAAAAGAGTTAATGGGGTTACAATTCAAAACGATAAGTTCGTTTTGGTTAGAGGACTTTCTGATAGATATAACCTTTCATTTTTAAATAAAACAATTTTACCTTCGACAGAACCTGATAGAAGGTCATTCTCATTTGATATCATTCCATCAAGTCTTATAGATAACGTGATGGTGTTGAAATCAGCATCTCCATCATTACCTGGTGATTTTGCTGGTGGAGTCGTTCAAGTTACAACAAAGGAGGTAAACGATAATTTTTTGTCCTTATCACTCGGAACAAGTTATGGAACGGTTTCGAGTTTAAGAGATTTCAGATTGGTGGAAAATATAACCTTCCCCACCAAATTTCCGTCAACATACAAATTCAGAATTGGAACAATTGGAGATAGAAGGGCATATACAAAACTTATGGTTAATGGAAATGACCGTAACTTTTTATCAACCCCAAACTTTAATGGTGGTCTTTCATTCGGTTTGAAAAAATCAAAATGGAATTACCTGTTTAGTTCAAATGCAAGAAAGTCATTTGGTCTGAACTACACAGATAGATTGGATTACCAAAGTTCAACTGAACTTGCTTACAAATACAGAGACACTTTGTTTACTGATAACAGTTCTATTAGTGGACTATTCAACGTAACTTATATTGGTGATAATAAATTCTCTTGGAAATCAATTTTAAATCGTCAGGTTGAAACTTCATATCTACAAAGAAATGGGGAGAATTATGATAACGTTCAATATGTTAATAGCAACTCATCAAACACAATAGTTAAAACAATATTTAACTCTCAATTTGAAGGTAAGATAAAGACATGGGATTTCATTTTGGGTTATAACTTAATGTTAAGAGACCAACCCGATTATAGAGTTAATCCAATAACAAAGTCATTGGGAACAAACGATAATTTTTCAATTGCTTGGAGAGACACTTATAGATTCTGGTCGGTGATGGATGAGAACCAATTCAATGGTTCAGTAGATAAAGACTTCGGTGATTTTAAAGTTGGTGGAGGACACCTTAAAAAGTTCAGAAATTTTCAAGCAAGAATATTCAGATATGATGCGGTTGATTTATTAAACGAAATCACAAACAATACTGATAGATATTCTGCCGACTTTGACCTTTCAAATGCTTATGTTCAATATGATAAGACTTGGAACAAATGGAAATTTAATGGTGGTGTTAGAACAGAATATAACATATTCCAAGTTAACACATCAGATTTCAGTGGAACAAGAGTAAATGTTAATAGAGAATATTTGGACTTTTTACCGTCCGCTAATCTCTCCTACAATTTAGAAAAAGATAAGTTCAGATTTTCATTATCTAAAACTTTAGCAAGACCTGAGTTTAGAGAAGTTGCAAACTTCGCATATTATGATTTCGTAAGAAACGCTCAACTTTTAGGTAATCCGAAACTTGAAAAAACTGATATCTACAATTTTGATTTGAAATGGGAACATTATCCAAAAGTTGGTGAAAACTTTTCAATCGGAGTTTTCAGTAAAAATTTCATCAGACCAATAGAACAGATTGTTGCAGATGGTTCGGTTCCGTCAAATCTACTTTTAACTTATACAAACCCAAACCAAGCTTCTGTTATGGGTATCGAATTTGAGTTCAGAAAAAAAATGAATGATTGGATTGATGTCTATACCAACTCAGCTCTCATAAATTCAAACGTTAATGTGGGTCAAATAAAAAGACAATTACAAGGACAATCAAATTATATTGTAAACGGAGGTTTAAATTTCCACAAAAATAAAAATTCAGTATCAATAACATATAACAGAATTGGTGAAAGAATATCTGCAGTCGGATTCCAAGGGTATCCTGATATTTTCGAAAACTCAAGAGATGTTATAGACATGGTTATTCTAAGAAAATTAAAAAATGGAGAAATAAAATTATCTGTTGGGGATTTGCTAGCACAACCAACAAGATTTTATCAAAAAATAAACAACAGAGATTTGATTAAAACAAACAACGAACAATCAGTCTCTCTTTCAATCAACTTAAACTTATGAAAAAATTATTATTGTCTCTGACTTTATTAACATTTATCGGTTGCACAAAAGACTTAGGGGGTGATGACGGACCAATTAACGTGCCATCATCAACTGTACTTACAGGTAACATTAACGCAACAACAACTTTGACTTCCGACAAAGTTTGGACATTAAAAGGGTACGTTTATGTTACGGATGGAGCATCATTAATCATCCAACCAGGAACTGTAATTAAATCTGATATTGCAGAAAAAGGTGCTCTTTGTATAGAAAGAGGAGCTAAAATTATTGCTGAAGGTACACCTGATAGACCAATTGTTTTTACTTCAGGAAACCCTGAAGGACAAAGAAGTCCTGGTGACTGGGGTGGGATTGTAATCTTAGGTAGAGCTAAGACTAATAGAACCTCTGAACCAACGATTGAGGGAGGTATTGGAAGACCTTATGGTGGAAACAATGATGACGACAACAGTGGAGTTTTAAGATACGTTAGAATCGAATATGCTGGAATTGCAGCACTACCGAACTCTGAGATTAATGCGTTAACCCTCGGAGCTGTAGGAAGAGGAACAACAATCCAATACGTTCAGACAATTTATGCTAATGACGACGCATTTGAATTTTTCGGTGGAACAGTATCACCTAAATTTATCTACGCTTTCGCAACTGCAGACGATGACTTCGATTTTGATTTCGGCTATACAGGTGAAGTTTCAAACGGTATTTCAAAAAGAGACCCACAGTTTGTAGACAACGGAGATGCTGGAAATGGTATAGAATGTGATAACGATGGAACAGGTTCATTAGCACAACCGTACACTCATCCAAAATTATTCAATATGATTTTAGTGGGACCTAACAACGCATCTGCACTTGCTAATCACAACTTAGGATTAAGATTCAGAAGAGCGACCCAATTCACGATGAAAAATAGTGTAATTTGGGGTTGGATGAAAGGTGGATTAAGTTTGGAAAGTAACGAAACTGCACAATTTGTGAAAGACGGTATTTCTGTTTTTGAAAACAACTCAGTAGGAACATTCAATCCAACACTTAATTTTATAAGCAAAGCAACGACAATTTTAACAAATGAACAACTTAAAACTTTAGCACTTTCTAAGGCTAACAGAGAAATAGATGTTGTAATACCTGAGTTAGACAAACCCACATGGGTCAATGGATGGACAAGGTTCCCAACAAAAGGAAATTAAATTTTAACCCTCATCTTCGGATGGGGGTTTTTTTTATGATTTAGTTTTATTATCATTATCCCGATGAACAAGTTACTTACAATTTTTTTTATTTTTTCAGTTTACACAATCTCCCAAGTTTTTACCTTTTATCAATTACAGGGTCATTTGTGGAATAAATGGATTAAAGAACACCCGTTCTTAATGACTCTATTTGGTATCCCAATAGGTTATTTAGTCATCTTAGCAAGTAGACAAATGGTTAGTCTTTATGATGGTCAAACATGGCCCAACAGAATAATAGGTTTTGTATTAGGTGTTTTTGTTTTCAGCTTCATGGCTTGGGTTATGTTGAAAGAACCCTTAACAACTAAAACTATAGTTTGTTTGGCTTTGTGTTTTACCGTTTTATGTATCCAACTGTTTTGGAAATAAATGGTATTTATACCATATGAAGTTTCTCAATATTTTAATCAAAGAAGGAAGGAAAGAAGACCTGAAGAAAAAGTATTCCGACAAATACGACGAAGAAGACTTGGATTTTATATTGGGTATTTCCGATTTACAAGATTTCAATCACAAATATACAGATTGGGTTTTGAAGCATATTCTTGAATACGCTGATGTTGATATTATGGCGGAGACTGCGGTAGACTTGGTTAAAGATTTCGACAAATACCAAAAAAACCTTCAAAAAAAAGATATCAATCAATATCTCAGTTTTGAAGAATTAGAAAAAGCGTTGGAACCCTACAAAGAAAAAGAAAAGGAAAAAGAACTTGAAAGCCAAACGGAAAAGATATTTGAAGATGAAAACTTTTTGGTTTTAGTTCCAAAAACACAGGAAGCATCTTGTAAGTATGGTTCAGGTACGAAGTGGTGTGTAACACAACCTTCAGGAGGTCATTTTGAAAGATATACTAGAGGTAAACAAGGTTTATATTTCATAATTAGAAAAAAAGGGAAACAAACTGAGCCACATTATAAAGTTGCAGTTCACATAAATGATATTGGAGATGAGGGTTGGTGGGACGCAAGAGACCAACGAATGAATTCTGAAGCGGTCACTTTATTCAAAGATTATTTTTCTGAAATTTACTCCAAAATAATTGAGAATTATAAAGAAAAAAGAAAACCAAATCAAAAGGAAATTGATAAAGTTTTTGAAAAACAAGACCAAATAGTTGAAGTAGGAGAAAATTTCAAAGGGTCAGGAAAAACACTGAGAAGTGTTTTGAACGGATTTGAAAGAATCCCTGATATGCCAGGAAAAGCTATGGGTTCACTCAAAATTTATTTAGATAACGATTTGATAGATGCTTATGATGTCTATGTAAGTTATGGTGTTTCCGATAATGGAAAATTAAATGTCTCTGTTGGTTTTGATGTTTTTGGGGAATTTGATGATATGGATTTTGAACCAAAATTTGATTTTAAATTTTGGGAAGGTTGGGGCCTTGATGGTGATTTAGAAACTTCTTTGACGACTAATGAAATTAGAAACAGGCTTTTTAACTTCATTTTGAGAAACATCCATAAAGAGATTGCCTACAACACCAAATTCGAAGCATATGTAAAGGACATTGCAGGACCTGTATGGAGACCTGATAGATTTAATTACGGATATACTTTCAAAAGAGGAGATAAGGGTCTTGTGAAAAAATTAGTTGATTGGCTCGATACTGGAAAAATAGGTACCAAAGTTGATTTTTTAGTTGACTTAGGAGTTTTTCAAAAAGTTAAAGAAGACGGGAAAACAAAATATAAAAGACCTGGTACCGATTACTTATATTCTCAAAGGGATTTAAGAGGTCAATATTCTTCGTTTTTTGCATCAGCCAAACATGCTGGTATATTAGATTACAGAAAAGTAGGTAAAGATTACTTATTCATCAAAGGACCCAACTTTGAAGCTTTCAAACAAGGAAAACTCAGGGCACTTTAGAAAGCCTGCGACAGTAGATATATAACCCAAAGAATACTCCCGCAATACAATACAAAACGAAGTTCGCTTTCCATAAACTTCCTGTCCATAATATCAGAGAGTATTGAACCGCATCGAACCCAAATGGGTTGAAAAAAAGAGCTAACATTAAAAAAATTTGAGACAGATTTTCTGTGAAAGTTTTCTGCCACGTTCCTCTGTTTATTTGCATCGTCCATAAATTGGGGTTTAAAATTTATGTCTTTAGACTAATTTTGTATAGATATAAATATGACTTTCCAGAATTATATTTACTCCAAAACTTTCGATTATTTCCTAATCCTACCCATGAAAACGGGTACGGTAACCGCATCTTGGATTTTCACCTACTTTGATTTTTATACAATTACAAGAAACTTCGACGACCAAGGTAATTACAAAGAATTCCCAAACGCTGCAATGTCTGCCGTCCACAGTTTTTACCTACCACCTGAAATATCAGACCCAAAAATTATTGTGACTGCTCGAAATCCATATGATAAAATGCTTTCAAGATTTTTATTTGGATGGACTAAAGAATTAACTCCAACACCATTGGACTTCGAAAATTACATTTTGACTTCAATCGAAAAAGATAATCCAACAGTAACGTTCCCAAATGAAATAAAACCTACTTACATAATTCACTCGGAAAATCTTTATGAGGATTATTCAAAAATTCCATTTGTTGAAAATTCCAATTTGAATAAATCAGGTGTATTAAAAGAAATACTCAGTAAGAAAATAAATGAAGGTCGTATAAAAGTTAATAAACCCGATTATCTAACTGATAAAAACAAAGAGTTGATATACTCTTTTTTAAAAAATCAGTTTGAACTTTTTGGTTACGAAAAATAGTTTTTAAATTTGTTTTATGATAGACATTAAAAAAATTTTACAGGAAAAAGGTTCGGTTCATAAATTTTCAGGTGTAGCACCTGAAGGTTTCATTTTAGTTCACGAAAAAACCTTAGAAGAACTTAGAGATTTTGATAAATGGAAATCTTGGAAAAATAATGAAATTTCAATTGAAGAAATGAACAAAATTAATTTTGAAAATACTTAAAATTAGTGTATATTTGAAAAAATATTAAAACGTTAAAATCATGTCGTTGCTATTGAATGTTGAGGTAGAACTTGACCCTAATACTCCCCAAAGTGAAGAAGAGTGGGAGCATGGCGATAATGTAACATTTTAACGAGTGGTGGTCATACTGATGTAACTGTCTGCAGCAGTGAAAGGAAGTCGGCTCCGAGGTGAAAATTCACCATCAGTCCCTGACCACTTTTTTTTTGATTATGGAAAAGAAAAATATATACAGAAGCAGAACAGGAACAATTGGTGGGGTTTGTACAGGACTAGCTAATTATTTCAACATTGAACCATTATTGGTCAAAATTGTTTTTTTCGCTTTAATTTGGAGTCCACTTCCAGTGATATTAACCTATCTTTTATTGTGGATTCTTATGAACAAAGAACCCAAAGTTTAACCCAAGCGGAAGTAGCTCATTTGGTAGAGCGATAGCCTTCCAAGCTATAGGTGGCCAGTTCGAGCCTGGTCTTCCGCTCAATATGAGTACAGTAACAAAAAATCCAACTTTTTTCGTCGATATTGATGGAACATTAGTTGAGTACAGAAAATTTAGTGAATTAGCAACCGCGGTTCTTAAACCAATAACTGAAGTTGTTGATTACATCAATGAACAACACAAATCAGGTGCTGTGATAATTATTACTACAGCTCGTCCTGAAATCTACCGTAATTACACCATCAATGAATTAGAAAAAATTGGTGTTATGTATCATCAGTTAGTGATGGATTGTGGTAGAGGTACAAGGGTAATTTTAAATGATAAAGACCCTGAAAACCCTGAACTTGATAGAGCTGTTGGAATAAACTTAACCCGTAATATGGGTTTTTCAACACTTGGGGGACCTCCCCAAATAAATTCTTATGAGTTATAAAGTAACCGCAAAAAGACACATAGCTAAAACAATTAGTTATAGATTCGTTAGTACAGGAATTGGTTTTGCCATCATGTGGTGGGCGACAGGAAGTATTAAAGTTGGTGCCGCTTTCGGAGTTGTTGAACTATTTTACAAACCAATTCAATATTATATTCACGAAAGAATATGGTATAGATGGATTAAGTTTGGTTTAGTACAAGAACCCGAAAAAAAGAAAAAACCAGTTACAAATACTGAAGTCAAAGTTAAACCAATGGTAAAGGAAACTCTTGAAGACTTAGCTAAGACAGAACCACAACCTATACCCCAATCAGGTAAAAAAGTTTTAAATTATTCATCAAATAGATAAACCGAGTTCATCTCGGTTTTTTTTTATCCCCCAATCAATATTTATAAACAATGAATAGAGAATTAAAAAGGATAGACTCATTGTACAAAACAATTTTGGAAAACAAAAAAGTTGTTTTAGGTGAAGCTGATATTTCAGGTATTGACGAATTAGTCTATAATCCTGCAACAAAAAAAGGTGGTACAATTGGTTTCGGTTTTGATGGAGGAAGAAAAGTGGATGGTATAACTTGGGGTAACCACGATAACCATCTTCACATTGGATTCACAAATCGTGAAGTCGCCATGGATGTTATTGATAAGGCTCACGAAATGGGACTTAGAACAACTGAGAATCCTTATGCCAAAAGAGACCCAAATGGAAAAGTGGACAATGTACACACAAAAGATAGTTTCCATTACAAAACATTCGAGGGTGAACCTCCTGTAGGTGCTGGTGTTGATATTAGTGGAAACAAGGATACTATAACTGAACTCATGAAGTGGGTTATTCAAAAATACTCGGGTGGTAATTACACTGTTGACCAAACAACGGATTCGGGTTCCGAATCAAGCTCCGACTCAGAAGATTCATCTGACCAATCAAAAGAAGATTCAAAGGACAAAGGTTCTTACGGAGGTAAAGGAAGTAGTTTTGGGTCAGACCCAGAATTATTCAAAGCAGCACTTGGTATCGGAAAGATGTTGGGGTTAAATGAAGCCTTTGGAAATAATGTTTCAGGAAGATATGGAACGATATCCATACCAGGTTCATCCAATTCTGTGATTTTAAGTCCTGTTGATGGTAAAATTAACAACATGAAAAAAATCTCGGGTTGTAAAAATCAAATTACAATCGAATCGGATGATTTAGGATATTTTTTACAGTATTGTGGTATCACACAACCAACTGTGAAAGATGGCGATATTGTTTCTGAGGGACAAGTAATTGGTAGAATGAAAAAAGAAGATAATGTTGAGGTTTTGATGTTAAACCGTTCATACCATAGAAAAGACTTGAATACAAAAGAGTTTGATAAATCTTACTCAGAGAAAAAATCGAAAAGGAAGAAAACTGAATATGTTGATGATAAGGAGGGTGAAATTGAAACGAAAACAAACAGAAGAAGTTACACAGACCCTGCAATGGCATCATTATTATTAGCACCATTTGAAATATTCAAAGACAGATACGATAAGAAAACAGGAGAACTAAAACAAAAAAGATGGGCAGAAACAGGAGCCAAAAGACAGACAGACCCATGGGTTTTAGATGCTATCAAAGCTCCTTTCAAAAAGGTTGGAAAAATGTTTAGCAAAAACAAGAATGAACAGTTTGATAGAATCCAAGAGGATATAGAAAAAATCAAAAGATTAATTAAATAAAAAAAACCCATCACTGATGGGTTTTTTAATTTCGTAAGAAAAAGCAATATTACTTAACTTCTTCTACCTTAACTGCAGTGGTGTCTACAACAACAGCTGCAGAATCCACCTTAAGTGAATCTACTACAACAGCAGAAGAATCTGTTTTAACTTCAGTTGATGTTCCTTGTCCGCCGCAAGCCGTCAATGCTACGATTGATAACAATGCAAAGATTTTTTTCATTTTTTTTTCTTTTTTTGGTTAATGTTTAATAACTGTTAGAGATTATAAATATAGGAAACTATTACCAAATCGTCAACTTTTGTGTTAAAAAATTGCGGAGAGTGTTGGATTCGAACCAACGGGTCAGTTACCCGACCACGGTTTAGCAAACCGCTCCTTTAACCACTCAGGCAACTCTCCTATCAATCGTGTGAACGATGGGACTCGAACCCACGACAGCTAGTGCCACAAACTAGCGCTCTTCCAACTGAGCTACGTCCACCATATTATTGTTGTCGCACAAGGATTCGAACCTTGAAAAGCAGAACCAAAATCTGCTGTGTTACCGTTACACCATACGACAGTGTAGACAGACCTTAAAGGACGTATTATTCCTCTCATTATCCTTGTACTTTAACACCATGGGAAGCGTGTGTCTGTCTTGTGGACCCCCACGGGCTCGAACCGTGGACCTACTGATTATGAGTCAGTTGCTCTAACCTACTGAGCTAGGGGTCCAAATGTGGGAGTAGCTGGACTCGAACCAACGAACTCGAAAGAGGGAAGATTTACAGTCTTCTGCCATTGCCACTAGGCGATACTCCCAAAATAGGAAAGGAGAAGATGGTTGCGTGGACGACTCCTTTTATGATTGGCATTACTTAGGTGTATTTCTCCCAACTCCGATGATACCGACCGAAATACACTCTCAAGTCATTGATATCATCATTCCCCAATCAACCTATAAATTCTTCAGCATTCTACTCCCCGCTCCGAGGAATTGTATCTAACTTAGCCCGTCTCACTGCGGTATGGGTACTGAAGTTTGCACGCACGTCAGGACTCGAACCTGAAACTCCTAGTTTTGGAGACTAGTACTCTACCAATTGAGCTACGCACGCTTTTTTTTATTTTTTAAGTAACCAAGATGAGGATTGAATCTTATCACCCAAACCATCAATCAACTTTATCCCCAACCAATCACAGATGGGTTTCTCAGGGATAGAATTGTTTGTTTGGTCTCCACCATTGGCAAATAGAAATTCGTCCTCTCTATCCCCCAAAGAATGAATCATTTCAATGGTTTTACAAACGGTTCTATCCGTATCAACCGAAAGAAAAACTCTATCAACCATTTTCAGATTTTGAATGATAAACATTCTTTCATCCTCATCTTGGAACTCTTTACTACCTTTTAACTCCCTTTGAAGGTCACTGTTTACAATCACATATAACTGGTCACCGTGTGACTTAGCATTGTTGAAGTATTCAATATGTCCTTTATGGACGGGGTTAAAATAACCACTTACAATTACAATTTTCATTCTTCTTTTTTCTTTAATGCAAATTTACTGTTTTCCATCAAGTCATCCCAATCTTTATACCCTTGTTCTTGAGCAAATATGTCGTTTTTGTGATGACGATATTTTTTTACTTTTTCAGGGTCTCTCATTTCCTCAGCAGATTCAAATCCAAGGTCTTTTGCACATTCCCTTTCACACCATTGATGTGAACCTATTTCGATGTTAATTGGTAAATCAGTTTCAAGAGATTCTATGAAATCTTCAAATTGACTTGCAGCAACAAAAGGCATCGTATATATTCCCTCATCAACCTGATATCCTGAATCACTTTCACTATCGAATATTTCAATTCTACCCATTCTATATTTTTCACCGAGGAGTGAAAATACTCCATACCCGACAGTTGAATAACTATAACGACCACGATGACTCACTTCATTCATGTTGATACAACCAGGGTTCACCTCCATGTAGTTTGCAAGTTGTTCTGCAATTTGTTCATCTGAAAGTTCTTGACCTTCAGCCTTTCTGCGTATGTTGCTGAGAAAATATCTCAGGTCTTCTCTATTAACTTTCATAAATTTTATTTTTCAAGTTTATTGATACATTCATCAACTTTATCTCTTAGTCTACCACCCTGACCCCAATCACCATCAACCTGTACATGTCTCCACTTTGGGGTTCTTGGTCTCATCCACTTGTACTGTTCGTCAAGTTTCATATCATCAATTGAAATCCAATTGGTGATTTTATTGTCCTTTACCCATTTGGTGATTTCTGCTGCTCTCTCCCATTCGATAGATGGTCTACTCATTTTATTCCAAAGGTACTGATGAGTTGTGATATCTACAATCGGAGCGGTCACACCATAGTATTGGAAAATTCTTCTTAGTTGAATAAAACTAAAATGTTTCCTCCAATCTGAACTTACCACAAGAGATGCGTTAGTTTCATCACAAATCTTCTGTAACGCTTGGCAATCCTCCTCAACCCAAGGGTAAGGTATGGTGAAAGTTTTGGAAGCTTCATTGAGCGTAACTCTCCCATCACCCCATGTACCCCAAGCCAATGGTCCATCAACATCAATAAAAATAATTTTACGTCTCATAATATTTTTTTGTTGGAAAAGGTGGACTCGAACCACCGACCCTTCGCGTATCAGACGAATGCTCTAACCAACTGAGCTATATTCCAGTAATGAGGTCGAACCCAGAATCGAACTGGGGTAATTAGTTTTGCAGACTAACGCCTAAACCACTCGGCCACTCGACCATTTAATGTTTTCTTATCCCGATATTTTGTACAACGTTTTTTGGGAACCTCAACATAATATGAACCCATGAACGAAGAAAAAACACCACAATAATTTCCACCCTTTTCTTCAACATCGTTGAGTACCGAACCCTTAAAAAGGTTTAAAAAGATGTCGGTACTATCCTTTTTTACAATCACTTTCATTTTTCAAATATAAGAAATTTCACCTAACCATATCAAAAGTTACATTATTTTCTATCATTAATTCCCTGAGCTCATCTCTTATTTCTTGATAAGCGTCGTACTTGTCTTGAGGTAGACTATCAGGTGCGTACTTTGTCTTTGACCTTAAAGATTGGTCTAGTTCCCACAAGACTGACCAAAATTTGAGACCATTTGTCGCCAAGACAAATTCGTCTTGGTCGTCAGGTAAATTGAACTCGAGTGTTGCTTTCATTTTAATTTTTTTTATAGTTTATTTTTGTAGCCCCGCACGGACTCGAACCGAAATCTCCACCGTGAAAGGGTGGCGTCCTAACCTTTAGACGACGGGGCCAAGAATTACAAATTTACAACCAATATTACAAAGAACCAAAAACCTGAAAATAAAAAAACCCCGAACTTCATTTCTGTAGTCCGAGGTTTGTATATATAACTCTTCAGGAATTATAGGCTATCTCATGAGACCACAGGGCGTGTCTTAATCCAACAAATCTCTTGTTGTTGACTATAGACTATATGACGCATTGTAGTGTTCATGTTATAATAAATATATACCAGATTATAAAAATATAAATAGTACCCCAAGAGAGACTCGAACTCTCACGACCGAAGTCATTGGTTCCTAAGACCAACGCGGCTACCGTTACGCCATCGGGGTATTTTATTTGTAGTCCCACCAAGACTCGAACTTGGAACATCTCATTAGAAGTGAGAAGTTATATCCCTTTAACTATAGGACCAAATTAACAATCTTACTTCATATTTCCTGAGGCTTTTTGACCAATTGAATGGTTCTATTCAATATCACCCCTTATAAGCCTGAAGAGCAGTTACTCGGTATTTTCCCATGATGATGCATGGTGCCGATTGGCTGATTGTTTAAGCTATTGTACCTCAGACGGGAATCGAACCCGTACGGACGTTTCGGTCCACAAGATTTTAAGTCTTGCGTGTCTACCAATTCCACCACCAAGGTATAAATCAAAATTAAGTTATTTTGAGGAAAAAGACAAATTGATTAAAATTTTTCTTCTAGTAAAGTGTCTCTACCTGTTTCGTCTAAGTTGTATGTATGATTGAGAGTAATTTCTTTCTTATCTAAATCAATTTCAAAATTACCTTGTGAACCTTCATTAATTTCCCAACCTCCAAACCTATTTTCAAGCATATCATAACAAAAATCAGATACACTGGCTGGAACAGAATCACCGTTATTAAAACTGTCTTCCAAATAACCACTATCTCCACCACCACTATAATCTATAGTTAAGATTCTATCTTGTATGTCTGGGTCATCCTCTAATACATCGAAAACCTCTCTCAAAGATTCGTTTTCCTCTTCTTCTTCAAGACTTCTAGTATCCGTTTCAGTATCACCTGTATCATAGTAATTGTAGTCGAGAACAACAGAAATAGTCGAATCTTCGCAATCCAAATCAATTTCTATCCTTTGCCAATTTACATCATTAACTTCAGGATATCTAATCAAATCATTTTCACAGACATAATTGAGTAATTTTTTTGATATTTCAATCATTACATCAGGAATTTCTGCGGTGTAGTTGTTCGAAAAAGTTGTAATTTGTTTCCAATCAACATCTTCACAATCAAATTCCGAATAATCGAATTCAAATTCAATAATTCCATTGGTCATACCCAATGAACCCAAATATCTACAAACTCTTTGTAGATATTTTTTTTCTTCAAGTGTTAGTATATTACTCATAATTTAATAAATATCAGTCTTCAAACTCTAATTTTATTGTTTTCATCATCCATAAAGGTCTGTTGTTGGATGAAATATTTAAAATCCATTCTTTTGCAGAGGGTATATAATTATTACAATCCTCTTTGACGTGTTGTTCACCAACATATCTGGTGTAAACAATTTTTCCGTCACTATTTTTAAACTCTTTACCGAATCTTTCTTCCATTTCGAATATACCTTCAGAATGGTGTCTAAACATTCTATGTAAAGAGTCACCAAACCAACCTTTGGTCTCATCTAACCAGTCATGTAAGTGAATATAATCTTCTGGTTTTCCACCGAATTTTTTTGCTGAGCTTTTAGCGTGTAGATTAGGGTGTGCCATCTTTCCAAGAATTTCTGTTGTAATTAAAAAAATTAAATTGGTCCTCTAATTTCGAAAAGACTAAATCGGCAATTTTTTGATTATAGAAATCTTGCCAACTCTGTCTTTCTTCAGTTTGAATTTTTTTGAATTCATGAGTATAACCGTTTTTTAAAACATTGTTTTGGTAAACTTTATCAATTTCAGGGTTAGATAAATCAATGAAATTCAAACTTTTTATATCCTCAGCATAAGTTTCAACTCTTATGAATTTATCGAAGTCTCGACCAACACTTTTTATTTTCAAATCATATCTAACTTGATAATCATTTTCAAACTGTTGGTCATTAAGAGCATACTCACACCATAACTCAAAGTTCAATTTATAATTAACTTTATGTAATGAATAGAGAAAAAACAAAGAAACCATCCTTGAATATGGATTCCTAATATTAGATATTAACCGATAATCAAATCTTTCGGGAGGTAGTCTAAAAGAATGTGTACCAATGCTTAGGAAACCCAATGTTTTCAACAAAGTGTGTGTGGTTCTGGTCGCAGTTCTTTGAGGAGTGAACCAGCATACTTTGTATTCATCAGAATAAGTCATTAAAATACTTTTGTATTATTTCTTCTAGCTTCTTCAGCTTCTTTATATAATCTAACCCAAGTCAGAAATACATCAACAGGGGCTAAAACCCAACACATAATTAGAAATGCTAAACTATCTAAACCTGGTGTGATACCGAGGCCCCCAGCTGTTGCATCTCTATTCCAACGTCTAATAGACATGATGAGACAGTAGGCAAAACAAACAACGTAATAAGACCAAAAAACTTGCATAATATATAATTTTTATTTAGAGCCTCCTGTCGGAATCGAACCAACGACCTACTGATTACAAATCAGTTGCTCTACCTGCTGAGCTAAGGAGGCAAGTGTAGGTTTTTCTTTCGCAATTAGCCCAATCACCTGCGAATCAATGATTGGATTTTGAACCGAGTACCCAATAAGGGGCTTTACAACCTACAAACTCTATCAGAGCGGAAGACCAGTCTCGAACTGGCCACCCCAACCTTGGCAAGGTTGTGCTCTACCGAATGAGCTACTTCCGCTTCTTGCGTCCCCTCCTGGGTTCGAACCAGGGACCTAATGATTAACAGTCATTCGCTCTAACCGACTGAGCTAAGGAGACAAATTGTTGGGAAGACAGGATTCGAACCTGCGACCCCTTGGTCCCAAACCAAGTACACTACCGAGCTGTGCTACTTCCCAATTTGTTAAACAAAGATAAAAAAAAACCCCGAACTTTCAAGGTTCAGGGTTTTTTAATTGGCTTTGTTTTTATTTACCAACCACTTGCCTCTGAACCTAAGCATAATCTACCCGTACCACCATTAGGTGTTGTCGGTCTTAGTGTATTTAAATTCAAAGTTTTCATGTTAAGGATAAATATAATTAGAAATGGAAAAAAACAAAGTCACAAAAAAGTTTGATTTAAGAAAAATTTTTAAGATATTTATTTTATGATGATTTTAGACAATAATATATCGTGTCTTTTGGGAACGACAAGTTCATATGAGAACCTTTGGGTGATGAAACGTAGGAAACCCCGAACCATAAACTATTGCTAAAAACGTTGTATATTCAAAGGGGTCATTAGACCCCTTTTGTTTTTTAGAAAAATTAATTAAACTTGAAAAAAAAATTCCTATGGGAGATGTATTGGTATTAAATTTTGATTACACCCCGTTGAATGTTACAACTATTCGACGAGGTTTTGTTTTAGTTGATAAAGGTAAAGCTGAAATTGTTAAATCCGATGAGACTCCAATCGTCGCGGGATATAACACTTACGTCAGACCTGTTATCATTAGACTATTGAAATATATCAAACACTTTACAAGAAATCTTCGTGCCAATAGAAATAGAATCTATAAGAGAGATAACCATCAATGTGTTTATTGCGGTTCAAGTAAACATCTAACCTTAGACCACGTTATTCCCAAATCAAGGGGTGGTAAAAATGATTGGCACAACCTTGTTACATCATGTTTCAAGTGTAACCTTAAGAAGTCAAATAGAACACCTGACGAAGCCAAGATGCCAATGAGGCACAAACCTTATACCCCTACTTTAGTTGGTGAAAATGTTGTTGTAAGTAAAGTTTGGGAAGAGTATCAAAAATCCTTCATTTATTAGTAAAAAACTCTATTATTATGAAAATGAATTTCGAAAAATCTTTAAGAATTGCGTTTGTGATTGTGAGTTTATCACTGATTTGGTCACTAATAACGCTCGACAAATACAAGAAATTGAGTGAAAAAACTCAAATTGAATTTATAGGTGGTGGAGACATTTCTAAATCCCAAACTATAGACTCTCTGCAACATGTTGCAGATTCTTTGTATGATGAAAATTATCCCTGCCAAATTGAACTCAATAGATTTCAAATTGCTTACCAAATTTTTCTAAAAAGAAATCCAAAAGCCGCGTCTCAATTAGGAGACATAATTTCAAATGAAACTGAATAAAAAATGCAAGAAAATCAATTAAATTTAAACGAACAAACAAATAGTGAGAATCCACAAGATTTGTTAAATGCATCGTTAATCTTCGCAAGAGCACTTAGCTTAATTTTAGAAGATAGTCAAGGAATTGTGGTTGACCTCCAAGGAGGTATCGAACTATCTTCCGATACAAACAAAGTTATTGTCTTCAAACACGAAGACCAAGTTCACATCTATAAATGCGAAGATGACTTAGTAGAAGGTACTGCCGTAAGAATGTCCAACACTGAGATTCCGTCTGAAGAAAACTAATTTACATGAGAGTATTAGGTTTTTCTGTCGGTCACGACAAGGGAGCTGTTATTATTGAAAACGGTAAAATACTAATCGGAATAACTCAAGAAAGACTTTCAAGAGTTAAACACGATGGTGCACATACAGGAGGTCTTATACCTGTCGAATCAATCAAATATTGTTTGGACAGCATGTCTTTGTCCTTCAAAGATATTGACCTTTGGGTGTATAGTACAACCGAAGAAATTGACGACGTTTTGATAAAATTCAAAATAGAGATGAAGTATGATATTTCAGAAAAACATGAATTCTTACCTCATCACTTAGCACATGCTTATTCCACATTTTTTAGCTCAGGTTTTGATGATGCGGTAGTGGTTGTTGCAGACGCGTCAGGAAGTATTTTGGATGACCGTAATCGTTTGTCTGAGTGGTATCCTGATGTTACAAGAGAGGGTTTAGAACCAAATGAGACTTGGACTGAAGGAATTTCAATATATGAGTTTTCCAAAACAGACCACAAAGAAGTTTATAAAAAATGGATAAAATATCCTGTCCCAATTAATACTGGAGATGATGTTTCAGTTGGTACAATGTACTCGGAAGGTTCATTACAACTTATTTATGAACCACAGCATCACACTTGGCCCGCAGGAAAACTAATGGGATTAGCATCGTATGCAGACAAATCAATTGTTGATGAAGCACCCGAATTCATTGTTTGGACTGAGAATAAAGACATTTTTATCCCTAATAACAGAATTTATCCAAGGGTGACTTTTGATTCAGATTTCTTTTCGAGGGCCTGTGTTGCGGGAATTTATCAAAGAGAACAAGAAAGAGTTTCTTTAATGTTGGCAGAAAAAGGAAAGGAAAATTCGGAGTCAAAAAACATTTGTGTCGCTGGTGGTTCATTCCTCAACTGTAATTCTAATGAAAGAATTTTGAATTCAGGTTTATATGAAAATTGTTTTTTTCTACCTCCATCTGATGATTCGGGTATTCCTTTGGGATGTGCTTGGTATGGTTATCAGTTGGTAAGTCCTATCAAAAAAGTTAAACAATTGTCCCCTTATTTAGGGAAAGTATATTCAGATGCCGAGATTGTAAAATCTATGAATGAATACCCTTACCTTGAGTTCGAAAAATATGAAAATTTTGATGATTTAATTGAAGAAGTTTCTCATTTACTGAAACAAAATAGAGTTATTGGGTGGTTTCAAAACGGTTCAGAGATTGGTCCAAGAGCTTTAGGTAATCGTTCTATATTAGCATCTCCAATCCAAAAGTGGATGACTGGTTATATAAATTCCGATATCAAGAAAAGGGAATGGTATAGACCATTTGCACCCGCAGTTTTATTCGAACACCAATCAGAGGTTTTCGAGTCAGATGTTTTTTCTCCTTATATGTTAGTAACAACATCAGTCAAAGAAGAATGGAGAAATAAGATTCCTGCAGTGACTCACATAGATAATTCAGCAAGACACCAATCGGTTACTGCCGAAAGTAATCCAAGATTTCATAAACTTTTAAACGCATTCTACGACAAGACAGGTATACCAGTACTTCTGAATACAAGTTTCAATGGTCCCCACGAACCAATAGTTGAGTCTCCTTTAGACGCAATTAAATCTATGCTCAGTTGTAAATTGGACTTTCTTGTTTTAGGAAACATTCTTATTAAGAGATAAAATAAATGAGCACAATATATGGTTTTTTTGGAGGTTCTCATAGTCCATCCACTTCGTTTATCAAAGACGGTGAAATAATCTGTTGTATTGAAGAAGAAAGACTCACTAGAAAAAAAGCTGGTGATAATTTTGATTCCGTAGCAATTATGAGTTCGGTAGAGGTTGAGAAAATCACAGGAGTTTCTATTACCGATGCGGACCATAGAGTATTTGTTGAGCCAGTAACTGAAACTTTCGCAAATAAATTAACAAATTTCAATTACGATAGGGTAAGTCACCACGATGCTCACTGTTATGGTGCATACTTCACAAGTGGAATGGAAGGAAAAGCTTTAAGTATTTCATACGATGGGGGTGGAGATAAATCTGTTATGAAAATTTATTTGTGTGAAGATGGAAAGATGACCTTAGCACATTCTTACGACATGTGTTCAACAGGAAGTTTAGGTCACCTGTGGGCTTTTTCAGTTAGCACAATCAAGGGTTACGATGAAGACGGTGAGAGTATATGGAAAATGTGTAAAGACGAAGGAAAACTCATGGGAATGGCTCCTGATGGAGAATATGATGAAACTTACTACAGAATTTTAAACTCTCTTATTGACTATAAAGATTTACGTTTTTTTCCAAACGACACAGGAAACAAAACCAGATTCGTGGTAGAAACAATGCATAGACTCGGTTGGTTTGAAGACCACAAAAACATCGAAAAATTTTCATATAATCTTCAAAAACTTACTGAAGATTTGATGTTAAAGTTTTTTAACGATTTAAATAAAAAATTTCCTGAATATACAAAACTTTGTCTTTCAGGGGGATTATTTGCGAATGTAAAATTGAACCAAAAAATTAACCAATTACCTTGGGTTGAGGAAATGTATGTTTTTCCTGCTATGGGTGATGAGGGTTTGAGTTTGGGTGCTTGTATAATTAAAGCACACGAATTAGGTGAAATAACAAAACCTATTAAATTGAAAAATATGTTTTTTGGTAAAAAATATTCTAACCGACAAATAATTGACGCTTCTGAAAGATATAACGTTCAATATGAGACGTATAATCCTACAAAAATCGCTGAACTACTTGACGACGGAGAAATAATCGGTTGGTTTCAACATGGTTTTGAATATGGTCCGAGGGCTCTTGGGGCTAGAAGTATTTTAGTTAGACCCACGGATATAGGAACACATGAGAAATTAAATAGTCGTCTCAAAAGACACGACTCCATGCCGTTTGCACCTATAGTTATGGAAGAACATTTTGATAATATTTTTGTCGAAAACAAATCAAAATATACCGCAGAATTCATGACGTTGTGTTTCCAAACAAAAGATGAGTGGATTGAAAGAATCCCTGCAGTAATTCAAAAATCCGATAAAACCGCAAGACCTCAATTAGTGAAAAAAGAAAATAATCCCATGTTTTGGGAGATTCTTAATGAGTATTACAAAATTTCAGGTGTACCTGTTTTATTGAATACATCATTTAACACACACAATGAACCTATCATAGATAAACCCGACCACGCTTTCCCCAAACTTATGGACGGTACTTTGGACAAACTTATAATTGGAGATTATGTTTTTACAAGTAGGAAATGAGAAAATACTTTTAGATTTCAATAATGGTATCACAGTAAAGATAGGTGGTCCTGATTTAACTTATTTTGTTGAGTGTGTTGAATACAGGGGTGTTGACCATCAACCAGTCACTTTAGAAAGTTTTCACGTAACTACAAACTGTAATTGGCCTTACAAAGAATTTAGAGTACCTGTAGAATTCTACATGGATTTTGAAATCAAAATATACAAGTTTGACCCATTGTATGGACTAAAATTGATATTCAGCCACAGATATAATGATTATGACCAAGTGGTAAGGTTTATTTTAGAAACTGATAGCTACGATGAAGCGAAATTTTGGTTATCCAAAATCAAAGAATATCAAAGGAAAAATTATTGTAAAATTCAAATTTTTTCAAAATTTGAAGATATCGATATGGAGTCGGATACAAGATATCAAACAAGAGATATAACACCATACAAGACCTATAGAATAGGTAGATTTCCAAAAAGTTGCACGGATTGGAAAACAATCGACCCTAGAAAAGAAGGACTTCTTTGGTTTGGTTATTGGAAAACAATATGGTCTTATCAACATCCAAGATTATGGAAATATCTTTCATCGGAAGAAATTGTGAATGATATTTTGGGTTTGTAACATTTTTTTTTTACTTTTGTTACAAATCAAATTTATATGGATATCGGAAAAGAGTTTTCATCTTATTACACAAAACATTTAGGTAAAGGTTCCTTGGACCTTCATTATTTCGGACAACAAATCCAATCGTCTATGACTCCTTATATTTTGGAGGAAAGAGAGATGAGAGCAACTCAAATTGATATTTTCTCAAGATTGATGAGAGATAGAATTATATGGGTTGCAGGTGGTGTTGATGATAGAATGTCTACAATAGTACAAGCACAGTTAATGTTTTTAGACAACAGTGAAAAAACAGATATAACCATGCACATCGATTCTCCGGGAGGTTCTGTTAAATCAGGTTTATCCATGGTTGATGTTATGAATTATATTTCGTGTGATATCATTACCGTTAATACAGGAATGGCCGCATCTATGGGTTCAATCCTGTTAGGTGCAGGTACCAAAGGTAAAAGAAGTTCATTAAAGTTCTCAAGAACAATGTTACACCAGTCTTCAGGTGGTTTCGGAGGTAACATTCAAGACGCCGAAATCAGCATGAAGGAGTGGCACAAATTGAATGATATTTTATTCACACTTTTGGGTGAATACTGTGATAAAGACCCTGAACAGGTTAAAAAAGACGCATCAAGAGATTTGTGGTTGGATTCTGAACAGGCATTAGAATACGGGATTATTGATAATATTGTTAAAACAAAAAAGAAGGGTTAAACCCTTCTTTTTTTTAGACCTTAGAACACCCCCTTTTGCTCTTTAGATTTATGTAGGTTTTATTTAGCACCTACCAGCTCTTTACCTTTACCCAATATATCACTACCAGTTCCTTTAATTTTATCTAAAACATTTTCAGCATTACTGCTGTATTTGTCGAATAATCCACACACACCTTCAGAAAGTTTTTCTTCCAAACTTTGAACAAAAGTGGTTTCTTTGATTGCACCTCCAAGGGTGTTACGTAAAATTGAATGTCCTTTTCCTTCCAATCCTTGTGATTGTTGAATCATGATTACCATTGCTTCTGATAATGCTTCCGCAATTAACTTTGTAAGTTCCTTACAATCTTTTGTTGCTCGAGCTAATCTCGCTGGGTCAGAAACTATAAATGAAGTAACAAATTGAAGGAAATATCCACTTAATCCGAACCATCCTAAAATTGAACTTACTAAGGGTTCAACGAATGCTTGGGTAATACCACTTGGTGCTTGTCCAAAAAGTTTTCCTAAAATTTCACCAAATTGTTCTGAGATTAAACCTTGCTCCTGTAGTACTCTCATCTCAGAAAAAAACTCAAAGACTACTTTCGCTTTTTTTTCTTCTGAAAGAGAATCGAAACTTTCTTTTGAACTTATAATAATAGAAAGCCTACTCTCAACAATTTTACTTTCGATAAGTTGAGATTCTTTTTTTACTTTTTGTTCCAAAAGTCTATTTCTTATTTCTTTTTTCAACATAAAAATTATTGAAGTCTGAACATTGAATCATCTCCTGAACTTGATGGACCTCTGTTTGTACGACCTGATAATACTTTTATCATTTCATCGAATTTTCCTCCACCAATTCCCCATTTACCCTCAAATTCATTTTTACAGAATTGAGCTTGGTCCTTCATACGTTGAATTAATCCTCTATTGGTGATTTGTCTTCCTTTTGTTCTGTTGAATTCGTTATAAAAACGTTCGATGGTTTCTTTACATCCCTTTCTATCCATACTCTCATTTTCCTGTTTGTCTTGGAGGATTGTAGGGTCTGTCTTAGATGGGTCAAGATAAACTAATTGACTAGTTGGGAACAATCCAGAAGGTAAACCTGAGTAATTTATCTTACTTAATTCTACGTATTGGTAATTGTCTTTCTCAGTATCAGTAGGATTAACTATGTATCCATCTTTTCTAAGTTTTTCAACCCATTGTCTTCTGACTTCTTCTTTGTCGTCCATTGTACCTGTAGCAGTTCCCACTTTTTTGTAAAGTTTCACATTACCTACAGTTACTGATTGCCAAATTGTATTGTTAGAGAGTTCTCTGATATCAACGCCTTGAGTTCTCAACTCTTCTGGTGTTGCCCACTTATCTTTTTTGTATTGGGCTATTAAATATTCATTATTAACTTGGTCTTCAGTTTTCTTACCGAAGTTAGCCATAGCGGGACATGGATTTAAAAGAGCCCTTGGTTGTGTATATTCAGAAGGTAGACCATTTTGTCCAGGTTTCACATAATAAAATGTGTTATCAGGTTTAATTCTAACCACAACATAACCTTGGCTCTTCATTGTTGCGTCGTTAGTTGACTTTTGGAATACATAATTTCCACTACCTTTAGGAGACTCAATTATTCCCCAATAACGGTCATTTCCTTTTTGTCCAAAACAACCAGCCGTAAACCCTGCCCTGATTATTTCCTGACTGTTGTTTTTAGTTTGTTCAACTAACAACTTATGTCTTTTGAGAATTTCAATTCTTTCTTTTTCTTCAACTAAAAAATTTTTCATTAGTATGTTTTTTTATAATTCATCAATACTTCCAGGTTCAGGTTTAAGACTTGGGTCCATTTGTTCTGAACCACCTGCACATATTTTATCAACTTCAGAGTCTCTGAATATACCACCTAGTTCTGAATGTTTTTCATTTAATCTAGCTTCTGTTTTTGGACCAAATTTACCATCTTGAGCTAATCCACCCAAACATCCTTGTACTTTAGCAATTACGTCAGATTTACAACCTTTTCTGTAAACACCTGAACAAGATTGATATGACGAACTTGGTCTTGGACTTGGGTCAGGACTTGGGTCAGGACTTGGTGATGGTGTTGAACCTCCGCCTCCACCTAAATCGAACCCATCTTGTGCTGATAAGTCAATATTACCTAAATCAGCTTGTTCAAAGATTGATTTTTTTTTTATACTTTCACCAACGACAGAAACTTTTGTTCCTGAACACTGAACCTTCTTACCTGTATATTTGTGAGTATCTGCTGTGTATATTCTTCCGTTCTGTAATAAATGGAATTTTTTCAAAAGTCCTTTAACTTTAAATTCCACTTCAACGAATGTGTTACCGTATCTATCGTTTTGAACACTAAGCGGATTTACAAAAGAATCTGTAACCTCTAAACATGGGAATTGATTCAACCACCACTGTTCATTTGCGGTTTCAGCATCTCTAATTTTCAAATTACCTTTTACTGATTTTGCCAATAAAACCTCAATCATATTAATTACTTCACCTAATTCTGAAGTATTCAACTCATCTATAAGTTCCGCTTCAAACTTATCTTTACCCATGATTTCTCTTATTTTACAGAAATCACCGAAATTACCATTTTTCTCTAATTCAGATAACGCACCTCTTAAAGTTTCGAGGTCTGTACCTCCACCAACACCCATTCCCATAAAGCTCCAATCAAAAGACTTTCTAAATAACCCTGCAAGTTTTGTTTGTTGTTGGGTATCCATAGTTTCTCTTTTCAACTTCTGAGCATCTGCGTTATTCTTATCACAACCTTTAGAAAGTTCTTGCAATTTAGTTTTTGCATCCTCATTTGTCCACTCAGATGCAACACCAGCAGTTAATCCTAAGGCCGCTGCAACACCTGTCCAAGCCCATGCTAAAGCGGGAATCCCTAAGAATGCAACTTCATTGATTGGCTTTTTATTTTCAACAATAACCTTGTTTTCTGTATATGTTCTTGAAGAATCATACTCCATCATCAACTTCATTCTTTGTAGAGCTTCTTCTGGACTGTATTTTGGATGTACCATAGTATCTAGTTTTTTGTTATAAATATATTGAAATTACCAAATTTGATTTGCTACGCCTCTGTTCATGCCTGTTTCCCATTTTTCTCCACCTTTACCTAACATGTTGGATTTACCTCTTTTAGGACCACCGTGAACATCGGACCATTTCGGTGGTGCTTTTCCTCCACCTGTTGAACCTCCTGACGGTGCTGCTGCTGCCTCTTGTTCACCTATTTCTCCATCTTGTTTATTTTGGGAATACTTTTCGAATAGCGTTATTAAAATATCTACGTCTAAAATCATATAAATAAATATTTTTGAATTTATAAAAAAATCCATACCTTTGGGATTATGAAAAAATATATTCTCCTACTTCTCCCGTTTCTACTTTCCTGTGAAAAATATGTGACTGAAATCAGTGACCTTACACTGAGTGGAAAATACGTAGTTTCCAAAGTCACCGTTATTCAAACCTCTCAAGCAATAACAAAAGACACCACCTTTCTTTCAGGTTCGGTTTTCAAGACTCCATATCTACCAGACCCTTTCGATTCAATCAAAATTGATAATTTCTACATCCACTTTGACTATTCAACAGTAAGAATGGTATGGTACAATAGATTTCAAAACGGTCAGAGAGATAGGTGGGAATACGGAGAGTCCCCATATGAGATTATGTTTTGGAGGGTTCCATATAGTTTTGATGCCTACACAACAGGTAAAATTCAGTTTGACTATAAACCTAAGGATAGAAATTCCTATGCAAGAATTACCTTCCAAGTTGATAGTGATTTACTTGAAACCTTACAGCTATCGGGGTTAGACTTCGCACCTTACGGAAAAGACGGTCCTCATTATAGAGTGATTCTTACCTTGAATAGGGTTGGACCTTAATAAAACTCTGCTGGAGGTAATGAGTCAGGATTTACTGTATAATATTCATTTAGGAATGTTATAAGTTCGTCTTCGTCCAATTCAACTTTGTCTTCATCAACGTATATATCATCTTCATCATCGTCAAAAAAGTCAAATGATTCTGTAACTAAATCAAACCCATATTCTTCTGCAATTGAATAGTGTATTTGGTCAATTCTTACCATTTCTTCGTCATCTTCTATCGTTCTAAAAGAAACTTCGATAATGTTACTATCATTACTCATGAAGTAAGATACAATTTCTTTAATTTCCATATCTAATTTTTATATAAGAAATATTAGAGAATATGATAAAAGTCAGGCTAAAATTTTTCTTTTATCATTTTTTTTCTGTGTATTTATGGTTAAATTTTATTAAAGATATAAATTATGAGATTCAATTCACTTACAATAGACGACTTTTACGCTAACCCAATGGAGGTTAGAGAATTTGCTCTTAAACAGGAATTCAAGGTTAGAGGTAATTACCCTGGTCAAAGAACTAGGTCATTTCTAAATGACCCACTAAAAAAGAGATTGAGGGACATTCTTTACCCATTTGCAGGTGAAATCACATATTGGGGTAGTGATGACCCTGAAAACAATTATACAGGTTCATTTCAATATACCGTTGCTGAGGATAGGTCTTGGATTCATGCAGATTCAACCACTGATTGGGCTGCGGTTTGTTATTTGACCCCTAACGCACCACTTAGTTCAGGTACGGGAATTTTCCGTCACAAAGAAACAGGTTGGATGCACTACGACTATAAAAGAGAAAACGAACCAGGTTACAACGAAGCCGCACCTCCAGGTTATGATTGTAGAGATTATACCAAATGGGAAATCGTGGACAGAATTGGTAACGTATTTAATCGTTTAATTATGTACCGTGCAGACAATTATCATGTTTCTTTAGACTATTTTGGAAGAGACATGAATGACGGTAGATTGTTTCAAGTATTTTTCTTCAACACGGAACGTTAATTTTATATCAGATTTTTCAATAAATCAACGTTCATTTCAGCAATAATATCAATTAGTCCCTCGACACACAAACACTTTTTTGGGTGGTGTGTTGAACTAACAAGTCTCATGTTGTTGAATCCAATAATTACAGGGGTGAATTCATTTTTTTGATATAAATTTTTTGTAATTAGATAAGGGTCCAACGATATTAAAAAATCTATTGAATCTTTAGTTTTTGATTCGAAAACAGGTATCTGAATCAGTTCAACCAAATCTCGGAAGGGGTGGAATCCACCCTCATCTGTAGGACTTTCAATTGGTTGAATTTGCTGTTCGGTAATTATTTTGCTCGGTGTAAAATACCACAACCAGTATTGATTTGATGAACCGACTCTTCTGTAATCTTTAACCGTTATATGCTCATGATAAATCATCTTAAATTAGCTCCACATAACCAAGTTACGAGTGACCTTCTAAGACCTGATGATAAAGGGGTTACTCTATGTAAAACAAAAGAAGGGAAAAAACAAATTAATCCTTTTTCCTTTGGAACATTCAGAATTGTTCCGCCAGTATTCATTTGTAACTCTCCACCTTCATATTCGTCAGCATTAGATAATTGTAGAACAATTGAAAGTTTTCTATTTGAAATTCCTACACCTAAATCTGCGTGCCAGTCGTAATGACCACCATTACCATAATATGAAGTATACTGTAAATCATCTTGGAAGTCCCATATATCAAAATTCCACATTTCATTGTTAGCCTTAATAGCCAAATCCGAAATTCTATCATAAACCCATTTTGTTTTTGGATTATTCGATAACCATGCGATATCACTTACTCTATACTCCGAAACTTGTTGAGAGACATCCTCACCAACCGTTGTTGCCTTTATTTTGGGTTGAGATTCACCAAACTCAATTATTTGTTCTATTTCTTGGTCGGTGAAAACATTTGTGAAATAATAATAGTTAAAATGATTTACATTATTTCTTTGATTTGATACGAACTTATTGTTACTTGCCATGATATATTTTTATATACTTCAAGTTTAACTTTGTTTTCCTATATTTTCAATAGTATGGCTCAAAAAAAATTAGTATTTGATGTTGTTTTCATAACAGAAAACGAAGAAATTTTTGAATTAAGGTTCAAGGAAATTTATAATTATATCGATTACTTTTTGATATTCGGTACTGAAGAAAATTTGAAAAACATTGAAAGGTATTACGGTGTTATCAACCACAAAATTAAAACTTTTGTTCTTTCAGACATTTTTGATTCGACTACAATCGATATTGGAATTACATCGAATTTGATTTTGGACACTATTAAAGGGTTATATTCTTCCTTCGAGGATTTAATCTTTTTTTCTTATAGTAACGAAATCCCAAATGTTAAGTCCTTTATTGAAAATGATATCAAGATTAAAGAAGTCCAAATTCTAAAATCCGATGTATTTGAATGCGACTTTAGTAGAAAGAGAAAATTTTCGGAAGTAGGTCCCATATTGGTAAATTTCAGTCATATATTAAAAAACAAAAAAGTTTTTTTATACTCAATTTTCGATTTGAAAAATAAAATGATTTGTAATGATGTGATAATTCAGAACGGTTACAAAATATTGAACTATAGAAAAACGCCACAACCGCTTCCCACATATTACTACTGTCCAAGTTCTAAAAAAGATGTGGAATATAAATTTGAAAGGAATTTCAGAAAATTTGTATTTGTTTTTGACGAAAAAAGGGGTCAAGTGTATGGAGACCATATTTTTCAAATAAAATTCAAAGATAGTTTTCCTGAAAATACTTCTATTGATTTGTCCAAAAACTTACACTTTATGGAAATTTATCAACCTAAACATATTTTATATGGGAATACTATAAATGAGTTTAAAGAACAATACAAGTTCAATGAAATTTCAAGAGTCCTTTCAAATTTTGATTGCCAAGATGAAGATGAAATAGAAGTCCATTATGATAAAAAACGAAAGGTAAAATTAAAATACCTTGAAATAAAAAACCCCTCTTTTTGAGGGGTTTTTAGTTATTTTATAACCTTCATTCTAATCATCATCTCGGTAATCTTATTTTTTTGGATTTGAAACGATTCTTGTAAATCTTCGTCTATTTCTTCCCAATCACCTGTGTGAGCCTTAATTTCTTCCCATGATTTGTCTCTTGGGTCAAAATCACCAAAGTCTACTTTCAACTCATCTTCTTCAAAGTCATCACCAAAATCTTCTAATGAAAAAGCACTAAGTTTTTCACCTTTTTTCATACCTCTTGGTTCACCGTCAGACCCAATAACATATGCACCTTCATTATAAGATGAACGTTGATACGGTCCCGCTTTACCAGGTCCTTCACTATCAAAATCATAAGGTGGTTTCATTGCCCCATATATCCCTTGAACTCCTGAAATATCATTTTGTTCTTCCATATCTTCTGACCAAGCAGATTCCATCGTTTCATATTCTGTTTCCTCATCACAATCTAAGCAGTCATCTTCTTCCATTTCTCCTTCAGGATAAACTTCCATTGGTCCATCACTAACGAAGTCATAGGCAGGTTTAATGTTACTGATATCCATATCAGGAGCATTTCCACCACCTGTATACCCTTGTTCATACATTTCACTTGAATCGATTTCCAAGTCGTCTGTTCCCACGACTTCATCATCTTCGTTGTCTGGGTCTTCAAAATTATCAATATATTCGTCTTCAACTTGTTCATTTTTTATTCCTTTCATGTGGTGCATTTTTTCAAATGTTCCGTACTTGTTTCCACCACCTTGAACGTAATCAAATTCAGCGTCTCCCAAGTCTTCAACGTTGTAGATATCACTTAAATGACCTGATTCGTCCAATTCTTCCATTTTATAACCACATTCCATACATTCACCCTCTCTCATTTCTCCTCCACACTCACACATCATCTTTTCTGATTCTTCCATTGCACCAACTTCTCCTTTCCAACCACATTCCATACATTCACCTTCACTCATTTGCATCGCTCCGCACTCATCACAAACTTCTTTTTGTTCTTTCTGTTCGTTAATACCAACGTTTGTGTAAGCCTTAACAGTCCCTTTGTTATTCAAAACCGCACCAACTTTGTCTTTTGCAAAGTCCTGTACATATAATGGTTGTTCACTCGGAACATGGGGTTGAAGGGTTCTGTACCCATCATAAAGTGTTCTGTGTTGAGACAAGATATCATTCTTCTCGTCTTGGCTCAATCTATTTGCAGCAAAGTATGCGTTCATAAAGAATTATTTTCTATAAATACCCATAAATTTTTAAATTTTTCATTTTACTATAAACTAAACAACAACTAACTTTATTCAAACAGGTTTAGTTCACTCCTTTTGATACAGTATCTTGGTAATTTACTTATCGCCCGACGAACAAACCTGTTTTTTTTATGCCATTTTTTTATATCTTTGTATTCTAAACAATTAAATCATGCAAACATTACTATTCAACACAACTACAAAAACAATCAAGCTTTTCGAAGGTCCAAACGCAAGTGGTGAAACAATCCTTGAAATGAGTCAAATTCCAACCGTCAAAATTATGGAAGGATTTTATGAAGTAAGACAATCCGATGAACTTGAAAAACAAATTCCTGTTCTACGTCTCCCTATCTCAAACACAAACATGTTAATTAAAAAATAAACAATGGACAGCAGACTTTCTGAAATATTTGAAAATACTATTCCTCATAGTTCTTTTTTGAGTGAAAGAGCTATCATGAGTTGTATGCACCAATCATATAGATTAGGTATTGATGATGTTTTAGAATGGTTGAAAAAAAACGACCATCTAACTGATAACATAAGTTATTTAATTGAAGAATTTGAAAATCAAAACAATTCAAAATGAGTGTGACTAATGAACAAATAATTGAAGAAATTCTATATGAAGCGGGGAAATATGGTTTATTAAGTGAAGTTATAGAAACCGCAAGAAAAATTATGCAAGAAGACCCTAAAATAGACAGGGTTTCTGCTTATGAACAAGCATTAAGCGAATGGGTAAAATGAAAGAATTAGATTTACACGGTATTTTTCATAGAGATGTAAGGGACAAGGTTGAAAACTTTGTCCTTTTACACTCAACTGAGCTACCCATCAGAATAATCACAGGGGATTCATACCGTATGAGAAATCTAACCGTTAATATATTAAATAAACATAAATTCACCTACGACATTCCTGCCCACAATCCAGGTGAAATAATCGTTTTATCATGAATACCATAGACAAACAATATCAAGATTTACTCCTACACATTCTTCGTAACGGAACTGAAAAAAAAGACAGAACGGGGACTGGAACTAAATCTATTTTTGGATACCAAATTCGTCACAACATGAACGAAGGATTTCCTCTACTGACCACAAAAAAAATGGCGTGGAAAACTTTAGTTACTGAATTATTATGGTTTCTCAATGGTGATACAAATATCAAATATCTTGTTGATAACGGATGCCATATTTGGGATGGAGACGCTTATAAAAACTATTTGAGGCAGACAAAGAGAGAGTTTGAATTGAATACCGCAATGTCTGGTCACCCACATTTCAATTTATCTCAAGAGGAATTTATTTCAAAAATAAAAACTGATAAAACATTTGCAGAACATTGGGGCGACTTGGGGCCAATCTATGGTAAACAATGGAGAAGATGGCAAGGTTGGATGGATTATGGTAATGAGGGGAAAAAAGGCTCACTTTGGTTTGACCAAATTCAGCGACTCATACAAACGCTAAAGACGGAACCAGATTCAAGGAGACTCATGGTTTCTGCTTGGAACGTTGCTGAGATTGATGATATGGTTTTACCTCCGTGCCATTACGGCTTTCAAGTTTATACAAGGGAATTGACTTATAGTGAAAGATATGCAAAATGGTTCACACGAAACTATGAAACAGGTATGGAATATGATGAAGCAATAATACCTGAGTTTGATAACCCATATTACACTGAAACTCCAACAAGAGCAATCTCTTTAATGTGGAATCAAAGGTCGGTTGATACATTTTTAGGTCTGCCCTTCAACATTGCATCCTACGGGTTACTACTGACTTTGCTCGGCAAATTAACAAATATGGTTCCTGAGGATTTGATTGGTAACTTGGGTGATACACATCTTTATCTGAATCACCTTGACCAAGCTAGACAACAAATAGAGAGAAAGGCTTTTGAATTACCGAACCTAAAACTTAAATTTGATTTTGAGTACCGTGATGGTTATTTGGTTGCTTGGGATAAGATTAAATTCGAGGATATCGAACTTTCAAATTACAATTCTCATCCCGCAATAAAAGCTCCTTTAAGTAATTAATTACGATTTCCTAATCCAGATAAGGCTATATACAAACCAAGAATTTTCTGAGAGAAGTGTCGTGCAAATCTATTTACTGCGTTCATATCGTCCAAATCTTTTCCGTTTGCATTCATGTATTTTATAACCCCTTGAATGATTTTGTTTTTAGCTTCGTCCGCCTGTTCTAAAAATTCTTGAAATTCCTCATCATCCTCTTTACCCTCACCATAATACCTATCAATATGTTCAGAACCAGCATATAACAATTGTGAAGAACCATACATGTTTACAATACCTGTATCTCTTAATTTATACAAGAACTTTTCCAACCATTTCCAATCAAAGTATTCAAAAATATCTGCATTATCGGACATATACCTCCATGTTTGGTCTGAGGGGTCCCTTTGTTCCTTGATTTCTGGTTTTGAAACTTTTTTCCAAGCATCCGTGGAAGTTATGAGATTTAGTGTACTTCCATTTTCCCACTTGACTGTTATAATTTTTTCATCCTCACTTTCAAATGGGTCTCGAGTTATTTTTTTTACAACACCAACGGTACCAGGAGTTACACTTGTTTCTCCTTCCATGTGTAATAACATGATAATATCTCCAACTTGTAAATCTGGATTCAGGGGTCCTTTCATGATAATAAATATAACTAGAGTATTTATATTTGTATGGAATTTTTAATCACAGAATCACAACTTCAACTGATATTGAGTGAACAGAAAAATGATGATAATCTTTCTGGTTCACTAAAGAGAATGAAATCATTCACCAACAACATGGTGAGTAAAATTCTCAAAACTTATGATATAAATCTTAAGATGTTTCTAACTTGGGGAACATCAATTGCGGGTTTAGTAATGCCACTTAATGAATTTCTTAGAACAGGAAATTTTAATTTGAGTGAGAGTGAAAGATATCTTGTTTTGAGTGGAATTGCATTCCTTATTTTTTTTGAAGGGAAAAGAGGTCTTAATAAAGTTTTGAGTAAAATCAAAGAGGAGGGTCTCGAAGAAGTATTTGATGCAACACTTTTGAAAGCCTATCAATTGAAAGACGCATTCACAACTTTCCTTCGTTCTACCAGAGTAATTACAAGCCAAGTATTAGAAATTGTTTCTTACGCATTTCTGATTCCAATCATTGGGGACATTCAAGAATTGGCAAGTTCATCGTCCGATGTAAGACAAACAGCCCTTATAATTGCTGAGAGATTAGCTGCTTCAGGTGTGGTGTTGTTATCTAAAGAAATTTTATTTCTTATGTTTAAAAAATTAATCAAGAGACTTCAATAAAGTCATCAGGTTTAATTTTATAAAACTCGTCTCTCTGTTTTACTTTTTTTCCATCAAGTTGAGTTACTCTTATGTAGACTTGTACATAAACGTCTTCAACTAAATTCAACCCCATTTCTTGTGAGCATTCTTCATAGATTGATTCTTCAATTACTGGAGTAAACCAATCTCTATCTATTAATATTGAATGTAAAGTACCCGCAACAATATCCATCTTTTCGGGATTAGGGATAACTTCTTTATTATCTAACTTGAAATTAAATAAATGGAGATTGAAATATATATTCAAATTATCGTCATGTCCATCGTATGGTATTCTACGCCAACTTAATTCACAGTCCATAGTCAAAGGAACGTCACCTTCACCAAAATCAACTGAAATACCTATTTGGTTAAAGTGTTCATTATTCTCCTGTAAAATTATGTCTAAGGATTCTGGTCTTACGTATGCATAGGTTTGAGGAAAAAGTTCTTTTCCGTCAATTGTAATTGTTAAAGAATATGAAAATGTTTCCCCTAAAAAATCATATGCGCCCCTAATAATATTTTGAATCATATCATCATAAACCTCTACAAAATAAGATTGATTTGGGTTTGGTAGTACTACGTTAACTAAAAATCTAAAAGCGGCTTGAAAATCCTTTTCAATATCAACATGAATGAATTCAAAAATGAAACCACCATTTTCAAAATTTTGACTTTGAAAATATCTTCTGAGGAATTTTAATATGTGTTCTTGTTGATTCATTTTTCTTTGAGTAGTCTTTGTATTACTCTTTCGGCTTGGTCGTCGGTCATTCTGTGTTTATGTCTGTTGTCTTCAAACCATCTTCTTACCATAGTTTCGTAATCTATTTTTTCACCCCTTGACCTTCTTTTGAATCCTGCCTTTTGGGCGTCCAATTCATGGGATTGAGTATAGTATTTTTCGGGATTTGTTGGTTCTTTTCTTGGGAACTTATAACCCTGCTCGTATTGCTTCAAGTGTTCAAGTTCGTGTCTTAAAACTTCATTTAGTTCCCCAACCAGTTCCTGAATAATTTGTGTTCCGTAACTTGGATTTGTTACTATCTCAACTGAAATCATATCTTCATCTCTATAGTAAGCACCCTCAACATCAAAACCATCAACAGAGTCGTCTGTCGATATTTCTAAATAAATTGAAAAGGTAGAATCAAACTGAGGAAATTCATATTCAACTTTATCTTCATACAAGTCTTCAGGTAAACCAAATTCACCATCTTTACCTTCTTTGTATATTGTTATAATATCTCTAACAAGTTGTCTAACAACACTATCGTACTTGTCTTCATTTAAAAGTTTTTTGTTCATCGTCCCTTCTTTTAATTTCACTGGTGGTACTTCATTAACTAGTTTAGTCAACATCGCCTCAGGTAATGAGAAATATTCTAACATCTCAGATAATTTTTTTTGAATTACCCAAACAAAACTAGCGTAAGGGTTATGGTCAAATGTTTTAATTTCCAATTCTTTCCCGTGGTACGCACTTAAAACCGAATAAAATATATCAGACTCTTCATTTGAAGGTAAAATATAAGCAGTAAAATTTACGTGGGGTTTCCATTCACCCATACTGATATATTTTTGAATACCCGTCAACTCAACTTTTACATTTGTTGGGATAGTGCGGTCACCATCTTCATCAAGTATTGTATATATCTCGATAAAGTTTCTATCAAAAAATTTATTGGCTTGTTTTAGTGTTTTTCCATCCATTATTAATAAATACCACGGAAAGGAATTGATAATCCTACTCCATATCTGAACCCTTCCATGTAATTTACACCAAATGTAAAATCCAAACCTCTGTCGGTTTTAGTTAAAATCCTTAGTGGGTATATTTTCAACCAAATATCTGGTTTTACAGAAATACTATCACGGAAAGACTCAACAAATCCACCCGCCATTATAGATACCCTGTGGTTAGATATAGAAAGACCCAAACGGTTAAATCTACTCGCTGGGGTTGTATAAATGTAAGGTGTGGGAAAGGATGTTAAAAGATATCCTCCCATGTAGAATCCCACTCCGTTGAAATCGTTGTTGTATGTTACTACAATTGTCTTCTGGTCAGGTACCCACATGAAATCACTTGTCTGTGCTTTACAGAAGATTGTGATAAATAAAAATATGATGGTAATTATTGTTTTCATACCACAAATATAGTATTTTTGTTGGGAATAAAAAAATATTGGAGGTTTGGCAGAGCGGTTGAATGCGTCAGTCTTGAAAACTGAATTACGGGAAACTGTAACTGGGGTTCGAATCCCTGAGCCTCCGCAAAAGGTGGATAACTTATCCACCTTTTTTTATTTGACTCAAAAGAATATTTCTTTTATCCTTAAAAAAAAATAATTATGTCCCGTTTAGATGAATTAAAAAAACAGTATCCTGAACTCAACTTAACAGTGTTCGACTTAATGTTGAGATTTGATACTTCTAAATCCTACAAGTATCTACCCTTAATTTGTAAACTTTTCGCAAAAAGTTACAATCCGAAAAATCATTATCACCCTGATGAGTACTCTCAAATCATGTTAAGTTTACAAACTCAGTTTATGGATAAAGGTATTTCTACCGATAACCTCACGGAGAGTCAAATGTTTGTGTTTCACCAAATGATGGACCGATTCAATTCCGAAACATTTACAACTTTGAGGGATTTTATCTATTACATGGATAAAAATCAAATTGAAAATAAAGATGTTACATCTTATTCATCTATAGATGATATGAGAGGTGCGGTTACTTTAGCCTCAATCAAAGAGTTTTCGAAAGAAATGGCCAACCAAGTAATAAAAGAATATGAAGATGAAACTTGGATTGCGGTGAGACCTCTTACCTTTTCATCATCTACAAAATATGGTGCAGGAACAAGGTGGTGTACCACATATCAAAGAGAAAAAAATTACTTCGAGAGATATTGGAGACAAGGTATTCTTGTTTATTTCATAAACAAAAAAACAGGATACAAATTTGCGGGTTTCAAATCTTTACAAGATAAAGAAATGAGTTTTTGGAATGCCGATGATAGTAGAATTGATTATTTGGACGTAGAAATTGAAAATTATATGTTTTCAATTGTTAAAAATATATTTTCATCTAAATCGACAAACAAAACCTTATGTTCGGATGAGATTCAGGACCAAGTACATAAGGAATGTATCCCTGATTTTGAATTGAAACTTGCTGAACCACTAGACCAACCACAAGAAGTACCAATGGTTGCGGAAATAGAAAGAGCACCAGATGAACCAAATCAAGCTTTGAGAGAAGCGGCTCAACGATATGTACGAACTATGACGGCAATACCTGTATTTACCGAACCATCTCCTGAACGAGCTTAAAATATTGAACCCACCTAATTGGTGGGTTTTTATTTAGATTCCCCAAGTATTTATCAAATGATGAAATCCCTAAACGAAATTTTAGACAAATACAACGTATCCGAGAAAAACGGTTCGTCGGGTAATTTCAAGTCTTTAATGAAAACTATTGAGGAACTTGAAAAACTTGATAAAGTATTACTATTACCTTGCTCTAATAGATATAATTGGGATTTGAATAAGATGGACATTCCCAAGTCCACAATTTTAGCCTTAGTAATCAATGAATATCTTGGAGACAAATCAGTCCTAATTGACGTACCTGAATTAAAGATTTATCCGTGTGAAGGTAACGTATCAAGAGCCGAGGGTAATTCCTGTGGTATAAAAAAGGCTATGTTGAAAGACAAAACTAAGAATCCATCTGGTGAACATAGATGTTGGGCGAGTCTTAATAACAAAGATGATGAACTTTGGAAAATTTCAAAAGAACTATTGGAGTCAGATGCTGTTATATTTTTCTCGTCGGTAAGATGGGGACAAGCAAATATGTTTTATCAGAAATTAATTGAAAGACTTACATGGCTTGAAAACAGACATACCACGTTTGGAGAATCTAATATCATTAAAGACATCCAAAGTGGATTTATTTGTGTTGGACAAAACTGGAAAGGTATTGATGTTGTAGATACTCAGAAAAGAGTTCACTTCTATTATGGTTTCAAACCAAACGATACATTCTATTGGAATTGGCAGTTCACAAACAAGATTTCGGATGAGACTCAAAAGTCATACAAAGAAGCCTTCCCTAAATTTATTGAAAAGTTCGACATCAAAGATTTAATCTAAACGTCTTTCAATATTTTTTCAATCTCCTTCCATTTATTCGATATTTCCTTTTGGGTTTTACCCTCAGTCATAATCAATGTAATGTTATCTGATTTTTTTAGAGGTGTTTTACCTTTCAATTTTTCAAATATTGTACCGTCGTCAACCATACCTAAAACACCTTTGGTTTGATACTTCCCAAGTTTTCTTAGAAAGTCATTTTTGGTATATGGTAACTGGTAATTTTGATTTTTGTAAAAAAACTTTCTATTAGTTTCGGGGTTGAGTAATTCAACACCGTCTTTTTTAATTAAATTTTTTGTGTGAACAAGATTTTTATAAATTTTATCGTAATGTTCATCGCTTTTGATATGACCTGAACATGATGGAGTTGTTGGTATTTTTTTTGAATGTAGATTCATTACAATACCCTTCAAATCTTCGTCTAAAGTATTATAAAATTCTTTGTTGTTTGGCAGTTTGAATTCTCTTGGTGATTCATAAAAGAAAAACCAAGGGCAATTTTTGGTCCTCAACCAAAACCCTTTATGAAAGTTTTCATGTGGTATAAGTTCAGAATTTAAAATCATGGCGTCTCTTCTATTTCAACAACTAAATTTCCTTTTCCTTTTATAACTCTGTGCCAAACAAATTTGGGTATATCAATTTGTTTTGCATTTTCTAATTTGACTGGCAAAGAATCTTCCATTTGAAATTCCCAACCACCATCTTCCAAAATTGTTACTTTTCTATCACTCAAATCCTGATGCCATTTCAATTCTTCGGAATCAACATCAGGGGTGAAAGTTCTCAGGATTTTGCCGTTATTAATCGTTTGTGTGTATGGTACCATTATTGAAAATTGGTGTTCTATTCCAATGAACTTTAATTTTATTGTTGATTGAAAAAACTTTTAAGAACCCCTCAACATCCTTTTCAACTTCTGCTAACAGCATCACAGCATGGGGTTTTAATGATAAAGTTTTTTTTATTTCAGGTTCTGTGTGTAGGAACACATGAATAATTGGTGGTTGATAACTACCTTTGAGTACTTCAAAAACGGTAAACTCAACAGGTTCTAATTTCAGTTTTTCTCGTTTTTCATTAACTTTAGGTGAAACAACAGTATCCAAGTAATTCTGTAAGAATTCCTTAATTCTTTCTAAGTTCATTACCAAGAATTTGAAGACGATAGACCAAGTTGTTTAGCATATCTACCAACATTACAAGACCAATATCCTGCTGTAGTTCTATCCTTCTTTTGGTCACATCTATGACGTGCTCTAAATGACTTTGCGGCACCTTTATTTCTATTCCTAACTTTTAGTTTTGGGTCACCAAAGGTTACTTTTTTAACACCACCATTTTTACTTTTTACATAGACTGCAAATTTCTTTGGTCCACCTGGTGTTCTAAATGGTTTACCTAATTTTACGTTTTTTCCTCTGTGTTCGGCTTCTTCCAAAACTTCATCATCCTCAACTTCAAAAGGTGCATCCAAATAAACAATCTCTTCACCTATTTTTACTCTCTGTCCCAAATCACTTTCAACCATTAGAGTATCCTCTTCATTCAAGTGAATTTTACCATCCTTCCAAAGGTTTCTAACCTCATTAACCAAATCAAAATAACCCTTAGAATAAACTCTAAATACGTTGTCTGTTAGAGACAAATTGTTATCAATATGATACTGAAGTGCTTCAGAAATTTTTATATTTTCTTTCAGAATTAAGGTTTTATTTAATTCTTTTTCGAGTGCTTCTTTAATTATTTGTTTTAGATTTCTCATAATTTACGAATTTGGTTTTAATACTGCTAATACTTCAGGGAATTCTTTATCTAATACTTTTTCATTCTTTCCTTCATATGGAATATTCTGAAGTACGTATCTTATGGCATTCAACCCAGATACTCTTTTATCTTCAGCATCTATAATAACCCAAGGGTGATTTAAAGTGGAGGTTTTATCAAACAACTTTTCTTTGAACTCGGTGAATCTGTCCCACAAATCTTGCATTTTAGAATCATTTGGAGAGTATTTCCAATATTTTAATGGGGACTGTTGTCTCATTTTGAATCTTCTTGCCTGTGTACCTTTGTCGATTGAGAACCACAATTTGAATAAGTAGTCACCATCTTTTACCAAATCTCTTTCAAAGTCCGCAACATTCTCCATAAAGTCTTCATACTCTTCAGGGGAGCCATAACCCATAACAGGTTCAATCAATCCTCTATTGTACCAACTTCTATCAAATAGATTTATCATTCCAGGTTTTATTTGATTACGGTATCTGTTCCACCAATCTTTTCTTTCATCAGGAGTTGGTACACCCAATGCAATTACGTTATAGTATCTTGGATTTAAATTTTCAACGAATTTTTTGATTGTTGAACCTTTACCTGCAGAATCTCTACCTTCAAAAACTATAATAACAGTTTTGTTAGTTTGTTTCAACCATTCTTGTAACTTCAGGAGTTCAACTTGGAGTTCATAAAGTTCTTTTCTGAATACTTTTTTCGGAACAATAGAGGGTTCTTCAATTTCAAATTCGTAGTCTTCACTTTCAGGTTCAGTTCCATAACCACTCCTTTCTCTATATTTCAATGAAGTGATAATTTTACCCAAATAGTCCTCAACATTTTTTCCTTTGTCTCCTTTCTTGAGTAGAACTTTTCTCAAACCTCTATTCATCATATCGAAATCTATAATTTGATTGTTGGCAAAATCCGTTATATCCATCAACATTCTTTCAATCTTATTTGAATATAATTTAAGGAATTGTAAAGTTTCAACAAAACTTTTAAGATTCATATTCATTTTTAGACCACCGATTTCTTCTTCTTCTTTAAGAAATCCCATTACGGCACGTATTCTACTTATTTCATTCAGTATAGACATCAAAAATTCTTTATTAATAAATACTATTTTAATCCAAAAATCTGTATTTATAGATACCAAGATACTTTATCAAATGAAGATATTTCTATCATTCATACTGACCTTATTATTGCTCGTTCCTTCACACGAAAAACAGGAACCGAAGAGAATTTTTATATATCCTATTGAAAATAAGATTCAAATTGGACCAATGGTTAAAAATCGTAATTTAAGTTTTGGTGTTAAAAATATCATTTTAGAAAGTTTACAAGAGATGGACTATACTCTTGCAGATTCTCTTAACAATTCCGATTATTCATTAAAAGTTGAATTAATATACTTCGATATCCTGCAAACCAACACTGGTGTTTCAGTTTTTCACAAAGACAATAGTGAAACAATTTTAAGAATGAGGGGAACACTTTATTCCCCAACGGGTAAGAAAATTAAAGAATATCTTTCTACAGGAAAGTCTTCAGAAATTTCTATGTCCACAATTATCATATCTGAAGCAGGAACAATCAATCAACAATCCGTTTCGAATGTTATAAAAAAGTCCTCAGAGACATTAATCCAAAACCTTTTCAAGTAAAATGAAAAAAACCCTTTTGGGGTTGCTGCTATTAATATGTGGTATTAGTAGTTATGCACAAACCCCAGAAATAGGTCACTTTCAACAACTTGCAACAGTTAGAAGGGGTGATACTTTGGATGTTGCCTGGTATTATAAACCAGCATCAGGTGTAGACATCCGAGGTTTCCAAGTCGACTGGCAGTTCAAGAAAACCCTATTCACGTATCTATCAACCACGGTAGACCCCGCAGTTAACGGGAACTCACCTGTTGTGGATTACAAATCTTGGAACGACTACAAGTATGATTCTTATTCAAATGGGAATTACAACTATGTGGCAAACACAGAATGGGCTATTGGTAGAAACTACTTAGTTTTATCCAATGGTAGTGCTGTTAGTTCCAACGGTTACATAATTCATAACAAGTACAAAATTAACGACGTAGCTCCGAACTACGTATCAGACTCTATCACCGTAAACTGGGTGAGGATGATTAAAATGGATGGTACATCAATTGGTGATAACGTGGCTAACTTATCTTACAAAAAGTTGGCAGTAAAATTACTAGGTAACTTAACCATATCAGGTAAAGTTCACCTTCCAAGTTCAGTTACATCATCAGGCTTGTTACCTACCATAAATTGTTATGATTTGAATACCAATCAGTTAGTTTCTTCAACGCAACCAAACGCTGCAACGGGAAACTATACTCTGAGTAATATTGAGGAAAATACAAGATATAAAATAGAGTTAAGATTTCCTCAAGATAGTTTAGCGTTACTCAGAGACAGAGCAGTTACAATAACTGATGCTGTTAAAACATTCAATGAATTTACATCAACAGATGTTAATCAGGGATATGGTCGTCAGTTTTTAAGACATCCATTATCTTATTTAATTGGTGATATTAACCTTACAGGAACTTTAGACGCTGGTGACCCTTATGGGATTTACGCATCGGTATCAGGTCTAAAACCAATCGATTTAAACAAATTAATTAACGTTTTCAAAAAGAATGAATATGATAGTTTGGTATTATCCAATACTACATGGTCAAGTTGGGCTTCGTACTCAAACAGAGGTATATTCGTAACGGACTCTGTCGGTACAACAAACCTAACTCTTGACTTGAAATATTTCATACTCGGAGACGTTGATAGAACACACTCTTCACCAGTATTCGACTCTCAAGGTGGAGAAGTTTTAGCATACAACTTCATAGGAAATATGAATGTGGAGATTCCAAATCAATATGTTTTGGGACAACCTTTGAATGTTCCGTTTAAAATTCAAACTAACGGGCTTCAAAACACAGGTTTACAGTTTGAAATGTCTTATGATGTTAGTAAAGTAAAATTCGAAGGTATACAATCCAATTTGGGGGGACCGTGGTTACAATATGTTAACCACGACCCTCAAAAAGGTGTTGTTAGATTCGGAGGAATGAATAACCAAAAAACAGGGTCACTGGTCGGAGCAGTGACCCCTTTTAATTTAAAATTCACAGCCATTAATCCAAATCAAGACATTTCAACATCAGTCTACGTGAGAAAACTTATGGACGCCTCTAATTCAAATGGGGACCATTTCAATATTAGCCTTGTATCAGATGTTACAGTCTTAACCTATAGAGCCATGATGGTCGTAGCACCATCACCTGAAGAGAAAATAACCATGAAAGTATTTCCAAACCCAACTGAAGGTTTCTTAAACTTAGAAATTAATTTACCAAGTCAAACTGTCGTATATGCATCTATTTATGATATCGGCGGTAAGGAAGTACTAAATTTAGGTAAAATCCAATCAGATGACTTGGGAATAAAAATCACTAAAAGATTGAATGTTCAAGGTCTTTCTAATGGAGTATACCAATTGGTAGTTTTCGATTCCAGAAATAAAACAACTAAACAATTTATTAAAATTTAAAAAAATGTCTGAAGAACAAATCCAAGAGACGAACGACGGAACATGGTCTGGTCTCAAAAAAACAATCGTAGGTACCTTAGGTACTGTAGTGGCTGGTGGTGGTGTATGGTTAAGTACATTATTATTCGGTGGTGGGGCTGAAGAAGCGGCACAACCCGCACAACAAGCAACCCCAAACATCATAATCAACAACACCCAACAACAGCAACAACAGGCTGCTCCTGGTAAAACCGTAATTATCAAAGAAAAAACTACAGAAGCAGCTAAACCAGCTGAACCTGCTAAACCAAAGAAAGAAAAAGAATTTTCTGAAGAACCAAAATGGTAATTTATGCAACAACCAACAGGATTTAAAGATTTACTTAACTCCATGATGAAAAGAAGATGGTGGATTACCGCTCTTGTATTAGGTGGATTCGTCATCATCATGGGAGCAATTTTTATGGCGATTTTTGAACAAAGTAATATCAGTGGAGAATGGAAAGAACTTCTTCTTTTACTCCTTGGTGCTTTCATCGGTTCTTATGGTAAAATCATTGACTATTGGTTCAGTGATACTGATAAAGACAAGATGTTAGTTCAAAAAATGGACGAGGAAGATGGTGTTTCAGTTTCGAATACTGCTGATATGCAATCATCAACTCCCGTGACCTCTCAAATAGTCCCTCAGGTTATACAACAAGCTTCACCAAAAGTTGGTGTAGAAATCGACGAAGATGGTGACGGTGTTATGGATGGTATTGATGAGGACGGAGATGGAATAATCGACATGTATTTCGAGCATCGTCAGTGTGAACACGTATGGGGTGATAAAGACGGTGATGGTGAAGAAGAGTGTCTTAAATGTGGTCTAATTAAACAAGATTAATATGAAAAATTTTTGGTCAAAACACAAATATTGGATTATAACCCTTCTTTGGTTCATTACTATGTTTCTTATTGCAACAAATCTTCCTGCTCAAACAGTAGGAACAACTAAAACAGAATCATATAAAGCAAGTTTTGAAACTAAAATAAACATAGATTCACTTATGGACTATGATGGTCCTCAAATCCCAATTCAGATTCTCACAATTGGGATTAGTGAAGAAGTTTATGAGCAATATCCTGAACTCAAAGAAAAGAAAGTCGGTTTAGGTGTTGCAAACATTGTTTTAGAATATCTCTCAGAACTGAACAGATTTACTTTTACTGAAGATAAAACTGAGATTAAAAACAGGATGGTAAAACAATTCCAAGCTTCACAAGCAGGTATCTCTCAAGACAAACTTGACGGTAGAGGAAAAATTAGACTCGCACATTATTTTGTAACAATTGAGGTTTATGATTTTTCTGTATCCGAAGATGAAACAGTTAACCTGAAAGATGGTGTGAAAAACACCGTCAATACAAGACTTGGTCTACAAGTTAGATTCACAGATGCTGAGACAGGAGAAATAGTTGCAGCAAGTGGTCTTGGTGAAGCTAAAACAGTAAGAGAATTAACCTTACTCAACGATGATAATCTGAGTGATGTTAAATTCAATCAATCAACTATCGGTATAACTACAAAGAAAGCATTAGATATTGCTTGTGGTAGAATACTCGTTAGATTAATCAAAAAGGGTAAATTCCCGAGATAATGTGCAAAAGATTAAGAACTTTTTTAAGTATATTCTTTATCTTATTTCTCAGCTTGAAAGTTGATGGTCAAACTATGACCACTTCTTTTGTTGACCCTTGCACAAAATCTGTAACCACTTTCACAATACCACTACAAGGAGGTACTGTGATATATTTTTTTGGTCAAACCAGAACGTTCACTGCAGCAGATGTTGCTAGCGGTGAATTTGCCAATTGGATTAATCAGGTTTATTCTGATTATAGGAAGATATCCCCTTGTTCAGTTCAATCAACCAACGTTATTAGAAATCAAATCACCTCTCAAGTCATAGGGAATGTGGTTTCAAGTATTGCTGGAGCAATTGCATCTGAAACTGCGGGAAGTTTGGTTATAGACAACCCAAAAACTTCAAATAATACAAAAAATAAGTCAAAAAATGAAAATCGTAATAATTCTAATAGCAGTTCCTCTTCTAATAGTAGTAATACTGGGAGCGGTGGGACTTCTGGCGGACTTAGTGGAAGCAATCAAAACAATACTCAGAATTCTCAAAACAATAATAATCCTGTCGGTGGCGGCGTCAGTAGCTCATCTTCATCTAATCAGACAGGGTCTCAGAACTCTCAACAAACGAGTTCATCAAACGATTCAAAAGGTAAAAACTCTGAAGGGTCCGAAGTAGCTGCGGAAACTCAGATGAACGTCGATTCGAAGAATGAAAAAGGGGGTGGAAGTAATTCCAAATCAGCAAGAAACAATCCGATTGTAATATCTTCAGATTTAACAAGTGCACAAAATTTAGACAAGTCATTCACAGGAATCATAAACATAGGTACTTCTCGTTCATCTATGACGGGTACAGCAAGTTGGGGCGTAACTTCAATGGTTTGGTTAAATTTCAAACAATTTGCACTTAACGGACGTTATACTAAAATTCATTTTAGCGGTAATGGTAAACTCAAATGGGTTCATAATATCAATGCAACGGCACTTTATTCTTATGGAAACTACATGAGTTTTATTGGTTATAGTGCAATATTAAATGCTGGAAAATGGGGAATAACAGGAATGAACGTAAGTGGAATGATTACTAAGGTCACAGATGAGAAAAACTTATTCATAAGTCCATCAATAACTGCGTTTTATACAAGACCTTTCCAATCAGGAAAAAAATTAACAATTTCCCCTGAACTTTATATAATTTCAACACCATTAGTTTATTCTTCATTTGATAAAGTAACTGTGAGTGATAGAACATTCAGTGGATTTTTAGGTTCAGGTTTTGATTATCAATTCACTCGTAGATTTAAAATAAACGTTAATTACAAAGCCAATCTGAGTACCAATCCTGAATTTCCAGTTCTATCATTTTTCTTGATTGGTAGTAAAATTAATCTATGAGATACTTTTTTATAATATTATTTTTTCTTCCCTTGTTTTTGTTTGGTCAGAGTATTACTTCACCACCCTCAAGGATATATCAATTCAACACGTCAAATCAAGATGGTAGTGGATTTGTTTTGAGTGGATTTAATTCATCAAGTGTTCTTTTGGCATCAATAGGCTTTGTTAATCCTCCTGCAGGGACCACCTTTTCTATTACTACCACATCAGGTCTTTCTTTTGCTACAGGTTATAACAGTTGGTCAAATATTACACGAATTAGTTTTACAGGGACGATGGCAAATATTAACAATGCTTTGGCATCACTCAAAGTTAATACAGGTTCAACCTTAGGAAATGTTCAAATATCAGTTACTGCAACAGTTAATCCTGTAGGATATTATTACAATCCGATTAATGGTCACTTTTATAGACCTATATCTACAACAGCAACATATGATAACGCAAAAGCACTTTCTGCATCACAAACTTTCAAAGGACAAACAGGTTATCTTGTTACAATAACATCAGCTAACGAGGAAGCGTTTATTATATCAAATGTACCACAGACTAATATTTGGTTTGCACTTACTGATAGGGTACAAGAGGGTTATTGGAGAATTGATGCGGGTCCTGAAAATGGAACTTTAATTAAAACTCAAAATGGACAAACCGCAGGTAATATTGCGGGTCAATATAACAATTGGTGTGTCGGTGAGCCAAACAATAGTGGTGATGAAGATTTTGCGGTTACTAAATGGGGTGGAGGTAGTTGTTGGAACGACCTACCAGGTTCTGCAAGTTGGTCAAATCCTTACATAGTTGAATTTGGTACTTGGGCTAACCCTGAACAACAAACATTCACTGATTTTTATAGTGCAAACGTAACTAATCAGGTATCATTAGGTTCAATATCGGGGACAATATCGGTTCCATCACTTTCAACTTATCCAACAATTTCTTTATTTAGAGTTGTTAATGGTGTAGACAATCTTATTGAAACTAAAACAGTTACCTCAAGTGGATTTTTCACTTTTAGTATTCCTGCTCAAAATACAACATACAAATTGATACCCTCCTTTTCTGTTGATGGGGTTACATCACAAGATTTCAATTTAGTTTTTGACGAGACCAAAAATATTTCAACTCCAACGTCAACTCCATCGGGTTTAGTTTTAACAGGTACAAAACAATGGAAAGCATCCGATGTTAATCGAAACGGAATTTTGGATTTAGGTGACGCTTACTTGGTTGCCGCGCATATCACAGGGTTTAGACCAATCACCGAGGTATTGTGGTTTTCATCTTCAAATTACGATTTAATTAATAAAAATAATTTCGGTAGTATTAATCCTGTTACCTCATTTACTCTAAATTTCACAACAAATAGCCTAACCCAAAATATAAAATATTGTGTTTTGGGTGATGTTAACTTATCCCATTCTTCACAATAGAAAGTATTTATATAAAAAGTAAATTACTATGCTACTCAAAGTTGGGTCAAAAGGAGAAGACGTAAAAAAACTCCAATCTAAATTAGGATTAGGTTCTGATGGTATATTTGGTAGAGGAACCGAAGAATCTGTGAAAGCTTTTCAACTTAAAAATGGTTTAACTCCTGATGGTATTGTTGGGGAACAAACTTGGCAAAAAATTATGGGTCAAGCAGTTTTAATTACTGAACCAGCAAAACCTTCTCAAGTTAATCAACCTGTTGTTTCTGTTGGTGGTTTAAAATTGGAAAATTTGAAGGGACATATTCCTGATAATGTGATTGCTCAAATCCCTGAAACTGCAGCTAAATTTGGAATTGATACTCCATTAAAGTTGGCACATTTCTTGGCGCAATGTGGACATGAAAGTGGAGGCTTCAGAGTGGTTAATGAAAATTTAAACTATTCCGCGAGTGGTCTTAGAGGTATTTTTCCGAAATACTTTAAAGAGGCTGGTTTAGCAGAATCATATCAAAGAAATCCACAAAAGATTGCAAGTAGAGTTTATGGTGGTAGAATGGGTAATGGTCCTGAATCAACAGGAGAGGGTTTTAAGTTCAGAGGTAGAGGTTATATACAATTAACAGGGAAAGATAATTACACAGCTTTTGGTAAAGCAATTAATGAAGACGTGATTTCAAATCCTGATTTGGTTTCGACAAAATATCCTCTATTATCCGCAGCGTGGTTTTTCAGTAAGAACTGTTTGAAAAGATGTGTCGACGCAACTGATGCAACTGTAACCTCGGTTACAAAATGCGTTAATGGTGGAACTATCGGATTACCTGATAGACTAAAACATTTCAAAGAATACTACAAATTATTATCTTAATTTTTTTTTAAGAAGTTTTTTGTTGGTATCTTTGATAAAATTTATTTTATGGAACAAGTCATGGATATCAACAAAGCAAAAACAGAAATTAATTGGGTAATCAGATTGGTTGAATCAGTTCAATCAAAAGAACAGTTGAATACTGCACTCAAATGCTACTTTCTTTGGGAAATCAAACATGCTTCTCAAAATTCAAATCAAAAGTGGAATTCATTATTGAAAAGTGAATTTTGGGCTTCATATAGAAACAAAGAATCTCAATTTTCTTACCCTCAGAACCTCATGAGTTGATATTTTTTTATAAATTTAATATATTTATATCTACATCACTCTATGGAGTGTTCTCATATATATCCCTTTCCAAAAGACCCGTCAAATTTATTTGTCGGGTCTTATTTTTTTACTATATTTGTAATATGGATGAAAATAAATTATATTCAGAAATTGAACATGCCATAATTTTGTGGAGTAACGATGGGACAAAAACCGCTGGTACCTTAACAAGGGAAATTATGGAACTAATAAAAAAATATCAAAATGGAAATTAAATTCGCAGATAGTTTTTGGAAGTCATTGAAGGTTCTTGCACGTCATCAAACTTGGTGGTATAAGACCTATGAAGTTTTTAGATATAAAATCCCCATGTTTTTTGAAAACCTATGGTTTTTCAGAAAAGAACTTTGGTATTTTAGGTCTTGGGATTATACCTTCAATTTAAGTTTGTTTGCCCGTTCATTGGAAAAAACGGTTAATACTTTAGAAAATCATGGAAACGAGATTGAATCTACTCGTTTGAAAAAGGTCGAAAAGATTAAAAGGGTAATCCAACTCATCAAAAATATTGATGAAAGTAATTATATCTCGATGGCCGAGTCTGAATTAGGTGAAATTAAGAATTCAGGTGGTTGGATTATGGACATTGATGATACTCCTGAAGAACATGAGCATAACAAAAAGGTTTATGATAGAGCCCGTGAAATTGAAAAATTAGAGCAAAATGAATTATGGATGATTCTTAAAGGTCAGGACATTAATGAGTTTAGTAAATTACACGAAAACCTTTCTGACGAAGAAAAGATGAAGTATGACCATTGGGAAAAATGGTACGATGGCTCAGGAATAACAAATTGGTGGGATTAAATAAATTAAATTATATGATAGTTGGTATTATTATTTCATTTACCTTAGCAGGAATTATATCAATTTTTTGGGTTAGAGGAATTGATTATATGAAAAAAAATTACCCTGATTACAAGGGTGAAGACTTCCTAAATTGGGATAAAGATGAAGAAGATGAAAATAACATTTATTAGTGATACTCACAACAAACACGAGTACTTAACATCCAAGGCGTATGGTAATATCCTTGGTAGTGGAGATGTACTTGTACATGCTGGTGATATCAGTATGATGGGTAAGACAGGAGAAATCAAAAGTTTTTTGGACTGGTTCTCAAATGTTGATTACACTCATAAAATCTTCATTGCAGGTAACCACGATTGGGGGTTTGAACTTGTGAGCGATATTGCACCCGAATACAAGGAAAAAGGTGTTCATTATCTATTCGATAGTGGTGTTGAAATTGATGGAGTTAACTTTTGGGGTAGTCCTTGGCAGCCTGAGTTTTTCAATTGGGCATTCAATCTTCCAAGAGGAGAGAAACTTGCAGAAAAATGGGCATTAATTCCTGGAAATACAGATATCCTTCTAACTCACGGTCCCGCTCACGGAATGCTTGATTGGGTTCCAAACGGACAGAGAGTGGGTTGTGAAGATTTGTTCCAAAGAATTATGGAAATTCAACCTAAAATTCACGTTTGTGGTCACATCCACTGTGCCTACGGTCAGAAAAGTTTCAATGGTGTTGAATTTATAAATGCTTCTGTTTTAGGTGAAAGATATACTCATGAAAACAAACCAGTTACATTATTATTTGATACTGAAACCAAACAAATCGATTACCCATGAAAAATGAATCCGTAATCTCAGAACTCAAAAAGTTAAATCCTGAAGATTCCGTTAAAGTCACTATTGACCTCAACAAAAAATCTTTACTTGAAATTTGTTACCACACGGGGACAAAATTTGAAAAAAATTTCAGGTGTGACTCAGAAACTTATTGGAGAGGAGCAAGCCTTGTATGTGAACAATTCAACGTTCAAGAACTAATTGAACTTTTGGAAACAAAAGACATTAGTGAAATGCATGAGTTAGACTTTCCTGATTTGTCCATAGAAACCTCTACGGACGGTGACGTTGACGTAACTAATGTAGAATGGGACGAACCCTTAACTGAAGAAGAAGAGTCTGAATTTCGTTCTATGGACCTCTATTGGGATTCTGAGATTACTGATTCTGAATTGAATTTTGGTGAAGGAAGTATTCATACTATGGTGATTGAAACTGAAGATTCTATCATTGCTAAAATAACTGACTATGAAGATTAATGATGGACATTATCTTGAACTATTGGATAGATTACATGTAATAATGTGCAATGTTGAGGAACACTGTATTAAACATCCAATATCAAAGAAAAATAAGGATATTCGATTTCAACTTGAATATGCATTAGGTCAACTATGGGATGCATATCAACAAGTTGGAGGTTTAGAAGACGATAAAAATAAAAACCCAATTGAAAAAGTTATACTTAGACGACATAAGAAATCCAAAAAGTAAAGGTTGGACCGTAGTTAGAACCTACGAGGAGTTTGTTGAATACATCGACAAAAATGGTCTTCCTGATGAGATTTCATTTGACCATGATTTGGGTGAGAATGTGACTGAAATAAAATCGGGATATGATTGTGCCAAATGGCTCTGTAATTATTGTTGGACAAACGGAATCCCAATCCCTAATTGGAATGTTCACTCAGCGAATCCTGTTGGTCGTGATAACATTATTGGTATACTCAAATCGTTCGAAAAAAAATTGAACAACTAAAAGGTGGGTAAATTCCCACCTTTTTTTGTATTTATAAACATGAGTAAATTATCCCAACAACCTCTTAAAATATTATTGATATTATCTGAAACTTTAATGCAAGATAATTTCTATTATGGGAATCCTTGGGATGATTCTGATGATAACCTCAAATTACTAAGAGATAAGTCAGGTTGGATTGGAATTGGTATTGATTATGAGGACATGGAATTCATTGCAGCTTTCATAGACGAAAATGAATCTATTATCAAAGATGTTGTTGACGAGAAAATTTCAAAAAAAGAAGCATTAGACAATTTATCTATACCAAAATTAGAGAAATTTAATATTTGGTATGAAGTGTGGGGTCCTGCAACCCTAACAGAAAAATATAGGACAACTTGGCAATCTTACGATGAAAGATGGGTTCAAGATTCATTAAGACATTCATATAATGAAGGTGACTTCAGTTATTGGGAAGGAGATTATGAAGAATACGAGACCGACCATTTTGAACCTGATAATTTTGAAATAACTGCGAGACGTAAAGTTTTGGAAAATAAAAAACCAATTTTAGATAAATTGGTTGTCGAAAATACCACAGGATTACTTGATAATTTGGATAGGGAAACACTTATCCAACTTAGAAATCTAATCAATCAGAAACTTTCTTCTTAGATTCTTTAGCTAACTCACCAATAGTTTTTTTCTTAGAATTTGGGTGTACGTAACCCCTCTTGTATTTGTATTCCACTTCCACAGGTCCGTTAGTTGTGATTTTGGTATTGTATTTCCAAATTGATATACATTCATCGTCTTCAAATACGTATTCGTATTTTGTTGGTTTGGGTTCGGGTTTTTTCTCAAAGGGCATAAAACAAAATTACTCATTATTGCAAACTAAACCAAAAAAATCCTCATCAAAAGATTTTGGTAGACCTTTACCTGTATCATAAACCCAATTTCCACAATCCCTTTTTTTCTCGGCAGGGTATACTAAAATTCCTCCAATGTCGTAAGATAGTAACTTAGAATATTTTGATTGAGAACTTTTAATTTGTATAGGTATCCATTTATCCTCAAACTTTACCATCAAATCACATTGAAACGTAATATCCACCAAATTACCATAGGAAGAAAAATTCTTAATATTTTCTTTAGGGACACCGTTTGATATCAAATCACTTATAAATTGTCTTTCAGAACTTTCACCCTTTTCAGTCGTTTTTTTGATTCTTTCTAACATTCTGGTATAATCATAGTCCGACTCTGAATCGTCGGCACTAATTAATAAAGAAATGATATCCACATCCGCCAAACTTAGTTTGGGAACTTTTAATTTAATAGTATCTCTATCTCTTGGACCATACTCAGATAAATCCACAACAGTTTCTATTGGTTTTTCTGTGAAATAATTTTTTACCTTTTCCGTAACAGTTCTACCCTCAAGTTGTCCTTCTACGTCACTTTTAGCAATTAATTTAATCCAATTAGTGTAGTTGGTATTAATTCTATTAAGAATGGACCAATCATCTTTTTCCACAAAACCAAAGAAATCTCTGGTACCTAACTGTCTTATCAATTTGTTACATTCATCGGTTATAGTTGATTTATATTCTCTATCAGGAAAATCAAATTTCTTACCCGTATCATCGATATTGTTTCTGAAGGTTAAAAGGTCTCTAACGTTTTGTAATATCCAATTCCTTTCAGGTTGACCGACCTTGACTTTTTGATTGTTCTTGAGCATTATTTTCTTTTCACTTCTTATAAGCTCATTATACGTTTTGGTACCTAAATCTTTTATTAAATCGTGGATTTTTTGATTAGTTCTGATTGAATCTAAAATTGAAGTGGCGTAATACTCTTTTTTGAATTGAGATATTGCTTTGTTATACTCAGCTTTGGTAATTTTTCCGAACACTCGTAATTTACGACCTATATCTTGTAAGGTTATATCAGGACCCTGATAATTTCTCAACATCTCATAGGTGTCGTATTTTTCTTCTTGTTCGAATATAATTCTTTTGATAAAATCCTTCATTACATAATAAATACCAAACTGAAATAAAAATCCCCTCACTCAGGAGGGGAAGTATATTCTCTTTTATTTTTCAATGTTAGGATAATTCCCCAAAAACGTAATTGGTTCTGGATTATTAAGTGCATCCGTCAGTGATTTTTCGATTTTATCTGAAGGAAACTTGTAATGTATTCTGATAAGTTTGATACCTTTCTTCAGACAGTAGTCATTTTTAATCTTATCATTTTGTTGAAGTGTTTCAAATTTTTCAATCCCAAATTTTGTACTTGGTCTAAAATGTTGTTCACCATCGTACTCTACAATAGTATTCAATTCAGGTATGTAAAAGTCAAACCTTAATGGTCTACAATATCGACCTTCAATTGTATTCTTACAATCTTCAAAAGTCTTTTCTCTGTTGGAACATCTTTTTGATTCCAAGCATTTAGAATCAATCAATCCATTATCTACCAAAATTTTGGATACTAATCTTTCTCCGTAAGATTCTTTTTCAGAAACAAAATGTTGGGTAATTTTTTTATATAATTCAGGTCTTTTTACTGCGGAATTGTAATGTAAGTACGAGTTTTTTCTGAACTCAGCGGCTGTTTGATATTTTTTAGCTTCTCTTTCTAACTCATCCTCAGTGTATTTACTGATTTTATCGGTATAACAGTATCTACACCCTTGACCCTGTCTAATATGTCTATCAGGAGCAATTTCAAAATATTCGTTACCAGTGTCTTTTAATTGTCTATCTTTATGTTTTGGACAGATAACTTTTACCTTATTGGTTGAACCTTGGTAGTCAACGAGAGAATAATCATACTTTGGATTTCCATTTTCATCTGAATGTATTTTCATGGCTGCATCCAAAAAATCTTCATAACTTCCTTTTTTGTTATGCCCCCCACGACCCTCAATAAGTCTTTTGAATTGGTTTTCCGTTAAAATAATTTTCATCTACTATAAATACCAATAGTAAATAAAAATCCCCTCACTGTGGAGGGGATTAAAGTTTTTTACTCTTCAGTAACGTCGGATTTACCTTTGTTAATCCATTTGTCGATTGACCCGATTCCAAAAGAACCAAGAACCAACCATAGGAATGCATTAAAGATGAATTCGTTAATTACAAGGTCTTTTCCTAAAGAACCTGTAACGATGTCCGCAATTGCGAACCCAGTCATCATAACAAATGCTAAAAATCCAACGACACTTTTTTCATTGATTGCGTTGTTGTCGTTAAACAACTGTGAGAAAAATTTTTTCATAGTATTGGTAATTTACTTACCAATAAATATCTAAAATTCTTTAATTCACCACGTAACTGATATAAACAGTTTGTCCTGTTACGAAGTCAGTAGATGCCGATTGTATTAATGTTAATTGTCCTGGTCTTGTGTTTGGATTATAGTTAAAGGTGGTTGGTGAACCTTCAAATGTAAATGCCGTAGATGAACCACTGTAAATTGCAGTATCTCCATTTTGAGTAAAGTAAGCGGTAACAGAAGTACCCGTCATTCCACTGTAATAACTTGTTCTATCAACAGATAAATTATCTATTGAGTTCCAAAAAACACCATTTACATCAAACGTGTTGGGTGTCGTCACACCTGATGTTTCACCTATAACAGTAAATCGTGGGAATATTGTATTTCCTGAAGTTGGTGGAGCATATGGTAAAACTACCAAGTTATAACCATATCCTGTAACAGGTATTGGGGTTGT